TTGGAGATAAGTTTAAAATTAAAGAAAAAGGAGATTCAGTAACTTTATCTTTTTTGAATTGGAGATAAGTTTAAAATTAAAGAAAAAGAGATTCTGTAACTTTATCTTTTTTGAACCGGAGATAAGTTTAAAATTAAAGAAAAGGAGATTCCGTAACTTTATCTTTTTTGAACCGGAGATAAGTTTAAAATTAAAGAAAAGGAGATTCCGTAACTTTATCTTTTTTGAACCGGAGATAAGTTTAGAAAAGGAGATTCCGTAACTTTATCTTTTTTGAATTGGAGATAAGTTTAAAATTAAAGAAAAAGAGATTCTGTAACTTTATCTTTTTTGAACCGGAGATAAGTTTAAAATTAAAGAAAAGGAGATTCTGTAACTTTATCTTTTTTTGAATTGGAAATAAGTTTAAAATTAAAGAAAAGGAGATTCTGTAACTTTATCTTTTTTGAATTGGAGATAAGTTTAAAATTAAAGAAAAGGAGATTCTGTAACTTTATCTTTTTTGAATTGGAGATAAGTTTAAAATTAAAGAAAAGGAGATTCTGTAACTTTATCTTTTTTGAATTGGAGATAAGTTTAAAATTAAAGAAAAGGAGATTCAGTAACTTTATCTTTTTTGAATTGGAGATAAGTTTAAAATTAAAGAAAAAGAGATTCTGTAACTTTATCTTTTTTGAACCGGAGATAAGTTTAGAAAAGGAGATGTCTAAACGGACATACTTTGATATTGACGAAAAGAGACATAGGAATACCTACAATAGACAAGAAATGTATTATTTGTCACTGGTGAAAAATAGATTGAATATCAATCTATTTTAATAATTTTGAATTGAAAGTAAAAACAGATTGCATTTGAATTAACTTTAATTATTCGGTCCCTGTCTTGTCTCGTTGATTAATATCGTCGATATTGATAACCTTATCTACAATCTTCGAAACCTCCATGTCATGTGTGATAATAATCAGTGTTTTATCTTGTGTTTTATCACCAATCATCTGTAAGACACTTGCTCTTGTTTTTGAATCGATACTGGTTAATGGTTCGTCAAAAATATAGACTTCACCATCTCTAAGTATACCTCGAACGAGAAATATGACTTTCTGCATACCCATACTTATATTAATACCATTTTTCTCAACAATGTTTTGTAAGCATGATTCAGGTTTGTTTTGATCAGGATTAAATATTTTCAATAGATTATACTTATTCAGTATATCTATGACCTCTTGGTCTGTTTTATTGTTACCGTATTTGATGTTGTTCATGACGGTATCTTTTATTAGCAAAGTTCGTTGGTTAATATAGTTTATTTTCTTTCTGACAGGAATAGGGTCTATATTTTTAATATCTTCTCCATCTAATAATACACGACCTTGTTCAGGAACATAGAATCCAAGAAGAAGCTTCATTAATGTAGATTTCCCAGAACCACTACGAGCAACAATAGCAATTTTGCTTTTTGATCCTATTTCCAGGTTAAGATTCTTAAAAACATATGGAGACTCTTCTCCCGTGTCCATATCATGATTTTTTGCATTTTTATCGTATTTGAACCAAATGTTTTCGAACTTGATATCCCCCTTAAAATTCTCTAAACTATTAGAGTAAGTTGGTCTTACAGATAATTTAGGAACATTGCTTTTACGAGACAATAATATTTTCTCAGAACGATTTATATTTCCAATTGTAATTATAATAAATGGAATATCGTCTGCAGTCTGGTTTAAACTTGATAGGTAAAATGTATAAATTAGTAGGGAACTAATGAAGTCAGCTTTGCTGTAGTTACTGTATAGTGTATATAAGCTTCCTAAAGCGAAAATATAGTTGTTAATCCGTAATTTAGTTGAAAAAATTTCTAAGTCTCTCATTTGTTCTAAAAATGACTCGTAATATTCAGCTTCAATTTTGCTGTTCTCATTAACTGTATCATCTATCTTATCATTAATGTATGCATTAAACAAGTTGTTAAAACTCTCATCAAGTTTATTCGCCATTATTATATATCGTTCCATTCTCTCATTAGCAACTTCTACTAGGTTCTCGTATGAAGTTAAACTGATGTATGCATTAATAAGGTTACCTATTACATTTATAAAACCAACAAAAGGATATTTGAACAGGAAGTATATATTAACCACTACCATTACAAATATAGTTGGTATCAGTGTTTGACAACCCCAACTCACAATATCCCTTAAATTCCTTGTCATTTCTAATATATTGTTAACATCATCGGTTACATTATTGTCTTTAAAATCAGTTTCGTTCATGACTATATAATTCTTGAATATCCTTTTTCGAATATAGGCTAAAAAGGTAGGAATCACCTTATATTCAAGCCTGATCTGAACAACATACAATACGGTTAAAAGTATCCATGTAATACAGATATTTCTTATTACTCTAAGAAAATCTTCTTTTGAATCATTCGTTTCAAAAAATTGACCATATATAATAGATGTTACAATTACCTTTATGAAATAGGTTATACAGCATAATGAAACATAACAATAAAAGTCAAACTTGTTTTCGGCTATATATTCTTTTATAATATCGATTAAAACCATTTATTATATAAAATATAAATATTTCTACAATTGAAACACAATTTGAATACAAGCTGAAATATAACCGGAAACACAATTTGAAATATAACCGGAAACAGTTCATATTTAATATTCAATCAAATTAATGCAAAATTAAATAATCTTTGTAATAATAAATGAAAGATAAAGATGAATGCGATAGTAAGATGATTGTAAGCATTAATGTTTTCGAAGGAAAACCTATAGATGATGATAGTCAAGCATCAACATCAGTATATGATCTTGGTTCAACGAGTAGGTCAAAGAGTAGGTCAAAGAGTAGGTCAGTTCCTAGGGCAATGCCTAGGTCGATGTCTAGGTCAGTGTCTAGCTCATTATCCAAACAAAGAGCTAGACGAAGCCCAATTTATGATTTCCTTCTAAATAATAAACGAATGATGAGAACAAGGTCTAGACGAAGCCCTAGACGAAGCCCTGTACGAAGCCCTGTACGAAGCCCTAGACGAAGCCCTAGACGAAGCCCTAGACGAAGCCGTATTCCTAAACCTAGTTCTAGACGAAGCGGTATTCCTAAACCTAGTTCTAGACGAAGCCGTATGCCTAAACCTATTCTAGACCCGAATGACTACATAAATATAGATTGGGATAAGACACCAACTCCTGAAGATCGAAGCCCACTTTATAATTATGGATATATTGATTTCCTTAAGAAAAAACAAAGCCCAAAGTCAAAGTCAAGGACACCTACTCCTAGAAAACCACTTTATGATTATGGATATATTGATTTCCTTACCAATAAACGAAAACCTAGTCCTAAGCGAAGCCCTAAACGAAGCCCTAAACGAAGCCCTAAACGAAGCCCTAAGCGAAGCCCTAAGCGAAGCCCTAAGCGAAGCCCTAAGCGAAGCCCTAAACGAAGCATGAAGTCAAAGAGACGAAGCCCTAAGCGAAGCCCTAGTTCTAAATCTAGTTCTAGAAAACCAGTTTATGATTATGGATATTTTGATTTACTTACGAAAAAACGAAGTCCTAAGCGAAGCCCTAAACGAAGACCTAAACGAAGTCCTAAACGAAGCCCTAGTCCTAAATCTAGATCTAGTTCTAGAAAACCAGTTTATGATTATGGATATATTGATTTCCTTACGAAAAAACGAAGCCCTAAACGAAGCCCTAAACGAAGCCCTAAACGAAGCCCTAAACGAAGCCCTAGACGAAGCTCCGGTTCTAGCTCTAGTCCTAGTCCTAAATCTAGTTCTAAATCTAGTTCTAAATCTAGTTCTAAATCTAGTTCTAAATCTAGTTCTAGACGAAGCCCTAGACGAAGCCCTATGGCTAGAAGAACCCGTAAGTAAAACAGTTGCAGTTGTAATACCATATAGTATTATAACTTATTATATTATCCAAAATGTAAATCCAAATGTAAATCCAATGTAAATCCATTATATCTTCTTTGTAACGATTCTGTAATATCTATTATCCGCGATGATTATTTCATAACATGAAGAATACTTTAGACCAAGCTGGTAAAGTATCTCGTTCGTATTCTTCAATATATCCTCAATGTTAGTAGTATATTTCTGAAACTTTTTCCTAAGTACAGATATATCTCCTATATTCATGTACCCACCATCCTCGTTTCTGATTGTATGTTTAAGTTCCTCAGACATTGCAATCTTGGTCACTGCCAAAACCTGGCAAACTTCATGCATCTTTGTAAACTTGTTGAACTTCAGCTTCATTCTTCTCCTGTAGTCGTTGTCGGATATTTCATTCTTTAAGAACTGCTTTCTGATGTCGCTAAAAGTTTCACCATCCAAAGTATATGTTCTTTCATTCCAGTCTCGAGAATCAAGTTCCGTTATGAACCTTGGAGCATCCCTGAACTTCGATTTCTGGGCAATGTCCAACTCTGTTGAGATAGCATCGTACATTAGATGCCTTTCTTCCAAGTGATGCACCAATTCATCGCAAGGTCGAACATCACCATCCTCCCTTCTAAAATTCCCATTTTTTCTCATGATTTCGTAGTAGTGAGGATTATGAATTCGTCCTGTCTCGATTTTTAAAGTGGTCCAGCTAAAAGCAGTATGACATACGATACAAAACATCTGGTCACAACCTTCTGTCTTGAATATCGAAACACCACACTTTGGGCAAGGCTTGCTGTTTTTCTTAATTTCCTCGAGATTTTGAACCAAGTTGGGGTCACAGACATGAGTCCCATTCGCTTTCGATTCTTCATTTTCAGTCTTTAGTTCACCACACTTGTTGCAATGGCAAGCCTCACATAGGCGACAATTCCATTTGTTGTTAAGAGTCCCTTTACAATCGGCCACAGAACAATGCTTAATAAAGGTATTTTGCTTTAGTTCTTCTGATTCAACTGCTCCGGAACTCATTTCTTCTATCTTTTTCGAGACATGAACCATGTCTTCTCGGACCCTCATCCTCTTAACTCTCCTCAAATTCAAGCCAACACTCGAGAGCATCATTTCAGCGATATCGTTGTCTGTATTGCCCATTTCGATTGTTTTCAATTGAAATTCGACGAGAAGTTCTTGAATCTTGTACAAGTTGTACTGCAATTTTCCGTATTTTCTCGTCATTTTCTCTCTCTCGATCTGAATGAGAGATTCCTGAAAGAGTGACTTTTCCTTCTGTATAAGTTGGTCCAAACGGAAGTCCAAATACTTCTTATAGGTAACAGAAGTAATACACAGTTTCCAAACTGTGTTAAGGTCGAAAATAGCTTTGCAACTCATACATTTGGTATCTCCAGTAGTCGTGAGAATGTATGTATCAAAGCAAGTTTTACAACAAATGAAGTTGCAATAAGGGCAAGCTACTCCTAATCGAAATCCTGTTTCGCCACAGATATCACAATCACAACAATGAGGAGGAATAAACTTCCCCTCACCAATAATTGTTCTTCCAAGACGATATGTCACTCCTCGAGCAACAACACTTTTAACAGGAATAGTCACTTTAGTTTCATTAGTCACGGCACCCTTGCCGGTAGTCATAATCATATCAATTGTCTTAGTTTCGTTTGCCATGTTTCCTGATATTCATACTAAATAGTTTTGAAAATCATTTTTTTCAGTCTTAGTTGAACTGAAAGTTTACAAGAACACCTCGAGGAGATTGAGTTGTTACTCGAGGAGAACCAATGTAGTCCGGTTTGTGTATTTCTATGTTCAAAATACGAGAACTCATTATTATATAAATAGATTGATTTAATAATAAATGAAAGGAAAAACTAAGTTTACAAAAGTTAAGTTCGATGAGATAATTGATATAAAGCTTGACTGTGGTTTTTATTCTGAAACCGAATATGAAGAGATTGAAGAAAAAACAAGAACATGTTTTCCGTTTAAAAAGAAAGATGTTTTTGCTTTTATAAAAGAACTGTCGAAAATAAACCCTAAGATAATTTGATTTATAGCATTATAAAATAACGGTAAAATGAAAGAAGTTAATATCCATAACAAGAAATATATAGTTAACGAACACGAATTCACCATAGATTCTAATATCGATTTGTCACCAATGGTTATCAGGCTAGATGTATCGAAATGTGATAGATATATTGGATTACTAAAAAAGCTAAGTTCCAGTTTAGGTTTAAATGAATTGTTTTGCTCAAAAGTTAAGTTTGGAGGTTATATTCCTATTAATCTTTTAACCTCGTTTCAGTCTATTAATATTTCTCGAGATTCTGATATTGAGGCAATAAGGGAAAATCTATTACTTCACGACCCTTGTAGAAAAGTTAATATAATAAAGTACGAGAACAGAAGAAATATAGAATATGAATTATCAGTTGAAAATGAGATTGGTATTATCATTTCATCAGATGATATGGTAATGGAATGTATGAATAAGGTATCATATTTTGACAAATATATCTATGTTTCCAGTTTGATTTGGGATGATTTTCTCAAAAAGTTTAGATTTTGGTTAAAGGAAGATAAAATCAAACTGGAGTACGATAATCTTATTAATCTATTAATCATGGTTAAGGATGCAGGTGATGATTTCCGCAATATCCTTCTTGCAAATAAGCCTTATATTGATAGATGGACTATACTTGATACTGGTTCTTCCGATAACACTATCAGTATAATTCGTGATGTTTTATCTGATAAGGAAGGAACTCTGTATGAAGAATCTTTTATCAACTTTAGAGATAGTCGTAATCGTTTACTTGAATTAGCAGGTTCGGATTGCTCATTTAATTTGATGATAGACGATACATATTATGTAACTGGCGATTTGAGAGAATTTCTTTTTATAGCAAGAGGAGATGATATTGCAGACTCATTTTCTATTTTTATAAATGATCAGGAAGCTCGGTATAGTTCTAATAGGATAACTAAACCGGAACGAGGTTTACGATATAAGTATAGAATCCATGAAATTATAGAGGAAAATATGAACTTATGCATACCTAATAATATTACACAAATTAAAGATGTAAAATCAACTTACATGGACTTTAGAACATTGAATAGAAAGCAGAATGATTTAGAACTGCTTTTTGAAGAACTAAATGAAAATCCAGATGACCCAAGAACACTATACTATTTGGGAGAAACATACTACTGTATAAAAGATTGGGGTAATGCTTTTAAGTATTATGAGCTTCGTTCACAAGTAAAAGAAACTGGATTTAGTGAAGAAGTATATGACTCATTCTTTAAAATGGCTCTGATAATGGAAAGATATAAAAAATTACCTTGGAATGAAGTTGAATGTAAGTATTTAGAATGTTATGATATTGATAAGGATATACCAGATCCTTTATTCATGATTGGTTACCATTATTTATTAGAAGATAATAAAGAAAAAGCATACTCGTATTTAAAGAGGGTTATGACCATTCCCAAAGTTCATAAGAATATGAATGTAAGAGCTATTATTACATGTGAATATGCTCCAAAATTCCTCCTTCCTTTATGCTCTCAGTTTAATGATTATGAACTCGGATTAAAATGTTCTTTTATACTTTCTAACAATTTCAAAGACGACTTTACATATCGAAAATGGTTAAGTATTTTCAGTCTATATATTAAACTGGAAAACGAAATAAATTTAGATATGCCAAAATTAAAGCATGATTCCAAGATGATTTGTTTTATCGATAATGGTGGGTGGAGTAGTTGGGATGGCGAAACCCTTACAACCAAAGGACTCGGCGGTTCTGAAACATGGACTATTCAATATGCAGAAACCCTTGCTTTGAATCCAAACAATAAGGTGAATGTATTTTGCAATTGTGGAGAAACTGAAAAAGTATATAATAATGTAACCTATATTCCAATTCAAAATTTTATTCGTTTTGGTTTGGAGAATATCATAGATGTGTGTTTGGTTAGTCGATTTTCAGAGTATGTATTCTTATGTACTAAAGTTGAGTTTACAATTAGCAAACTATACTTGGTTTTACACGATGTTGCAATTGAAGGCGATATGATACCAATAACTGATAAGTTAACAGGAATTCTGTGTATATCAGAATGGCAAAAGAATCAGTTTTTAAGATTGTTTCCAGTCTTTGAAAATAAGACACATGTTATTTCTTATGGAATTGAAACAAAATCAATTCAGATTGAAAATAAAAATAAATATTCATTTATTTACCCTTCATTTCCGAACCGTGGATTATTATATTTGCTTCGAATGTTTCCTACAATAGTTGAACGATATCCAGATGCAAAATTAAATGTTTTTTGCAATTTGGATTTACCCTATCTTGATTATGTGAAGGAAGAAATCGATGAAATACGATTACTCTTGGAACAACAATCTGCTACAGTAACAAACCATGGTTGGGTAAATAGAGAGACACTAGATAGATATTGGAGAGAATCTCATATTTGGTTTTATCCATGTATATTTGCTGAAACCTGTTGTAGAGTTGCTATGGAAGCTGCAGCATCAAAGACATTTGCAATCTGTAATGATTTAGGAGTGTTAACTGAAACTGTTGGAAATCGTGGTGGAATGATAAATGGAGATGCAAAAACGGAAGAATGGCAATCAAAAGCATTAACTAGTTTATTTTTTACAATAGATAATCAACTTGAAAATGTATTTATTGAAAAGAATTACCAATGGATTAAAAACAAATCATATTCAAGTGTAGTTTCTGATTTCGAAAATAGATTTTTAAACACAATTGAATCAGAACCTTATGTTCATCAAGTTTCATCTCCAGTTCAAAAACCAGATGATAATTTATCTTTTTATTCAAATGATCCAGAAACAAAACTTAAATATATTCAGAATCAATTAAGGATTGAATATGGTTCTTTTGAAGAAGAATATCATGAGCAAATCATGAACTGTAAGTTTATAACTGGAACTGAAAATATATTAGAGATTGGAGGAAATATAGGGAGAAACAGTCTGGTTTTATCGTACATTTTAAACAAACATAATAATAATAACCTGGTAACCTTAGAATCAAATCCGCAGTTTGCTAAACAGCTTGAACATAATAGAGAAATAAATAGGTTGAACTTCCATATTGAAAATGTTGCTCTATCAAAAAGGAAGTTGATCCAGGGAGAAAATGATTGCCGAACATTCGTTTCGAATATAATTCCAAAAGGATACATAAGTGTTAATACAATAAGTTGGGAAAATCTATGTAAAAAGTATCCATTCACTTTTGATACTATAGTTTTAGACTGTGAAGGAGCTTTCTATTATATACTCAAAGACATGCCTGAAATTCTAGCTAACATTAAAATGATACTGATGGAAAACGATTATTTTGAAAGGACACATAAGGATTATATTGATAGGATAATGGAACAAAATGGTTTTACTGTCGCTTATTCGAAAGCTGGTGATGAAAACACTTTTATAGCTTGCAGAGATGCTTTCTACCAAGTATGGATTAAAAAGTGATAATCATTCAATACAAAATTATATTGTATTAAAGAATTCTCTTGTCGTTAAATAAATGTCTTATGCTACATTAAGAACACTCTCTCCTGCTGAACAGAAGGAGGAAACATCTATTCTACCTGAAGTCACTTCAAATATTGACAGAGAAAGCTATATGGCTAAATACAAACTGGTTGTTGTGGATAATTATGCAAACTGGTGTGGTCCTTGTAAAATGATTATTGGACCTCTGAATGAATTATACAACAAGTATCATCGTGAGGGTGTATGTGTTCTTGTAAAAGAGAATGCTGAACTCAATTTACCGAACCAACGAGTACGAGTTAAACCGAGAGCAGTTCCATGTTTTCATTTCTATGTAAATGGCTCATTGGTTGAGACAATCATGGGAGCTGATGTTCGAAAAGTTGAAGAGACGATTATCAATTTAGTTTAATTTTATATTGGTGTTCAATATAAAATCTAATGTTTATTTAACCTTTTTAGTAGTATGATCTTGAGTTGAACACATTTAAAATATATTCACAATTCGATTTTTAAACTGAATATCGTTTTCTAAATATCTTTTTCTTGCATTTTCACCTATAATCTGTTTTTCATCTGTAGATAGAGCAATCACTCTTTTAACAGCATCGACTAAGTCATTTTCCTGTATGTCGTAAGAAGGACACAATTCGTTTACAAGTAATGTTGATAATGAGTTGCATTTTATAGCAATACCATCATAACCGTCTATGAATGTCTCATTCATGCATGGTGCATCGGTATATAAAACAACTGCTTTACATGCCTTGGCTTCTGCAATATAATGCCCCCATCCTTCGTGTTCCGATGTACATAGATGAATACCATATGTATTGTATAAGATATCAATATCATTTTCAGTTGAAAAAGATGAATTCAAAATGATATTAGAAGCAGGCTTTGTTTTTAGTAATGCTTTGATTTTGTCTTGAATTTCCGAATATGCTTTTATATTTAAAGTTGGAAATTCAGGATGATTTAACCATATTTTAACCAGTTGTAATGTGCCCTTAAAAGGAGATTTACCACATACATGTATAAACATATTATAATCCATAGGGTGACCAGGTTTGAATCTATCAATACTTGTAAAACCAGTGTATATAATATTTTTATTTTTCATATTGGTTTTCAGTATGTCATAACATTGTTTTGTTTTACATAAGATAGTAGTAGGTGAATTTGGTTTCCTTAGTTTATTGAAGTCAGTACAATCAAGATTTACTAAAATTAAATCTTCTTCTTTATAGGAGTCCGGTGTATTCTCGATAATAAGTTTCCGTTTACCGAGCAGTTCATTTATGTTAGGAACAGAATCATATATTATTTTTGCATCTATTATTAATCCTAGACTTTCACTTGGTAAAACGAAGTTCTTAGAATTGACTCCGTATTTTTCAAGCATCAATTTGATTTTATAAGAGATGTATAAATGGAATATGTAGTATCCTAGTACTATAATTATTGATACTACAAACAGTATAAAAATAATTCTTTTAACCATTTATAATAAATGGATAAAATTATACATGAATTTAAAAAAAAGCATAGTCTCGAAGATAGATTACAACAGGCAACAAATATATTGAGTAAGTTTCCAAATCGAATTCCGGTTATAGTTGAAATTCATCCTTCTTCTAAGAAGAATATTCAGCCTTTGGATAAGAGTAAATATTTAGTTCCCCGAGAACTAACCGTAGGGCAATTCATTTATATACTGAGAAAGAGGATGAAGTTAAATGCTGAAAGAGCTATTTTTATTTTCTTTGGTAATGAACTGCATCCGAGTTCAGAATTATTAAGTAGTATATATGAAAAGAATAAAGACAAAGACTTATTTTTATACTCTTACATTTCAAGTGAAAATACATTTGGGTAAATTAAATTGGAAACCAATTTAATTTATTATGAGTTTAGTTTACTCCTGCAACTTTAACATTGCCTCTAAAATCTTTATCTTGAACGGCTGAACTGTATCTCTTGGTATTTTGTCCAGCCATTACATTTGCACCAGTAGGTCCGGTAGGACCGGTAGGACCGGTAGGTCCGGTAGGACCACAACAACTAGGACACCACATCGTTTGTAGTTGTTTATCAAACTGAGTTCTTTCAGATCTGTATGTTCCACAGTAATTAGACATTCCTTCTTTATCAGAAGAACCTCTCATTTTGCCTGCCATCTGCATTGAAGGCATTCCTCTTAAACTTCCATCTAGTGACATTTATATATAGTAAATATTTAAAAAAAAAAGAAATGGTTACTCATTAAAAACCGTAAGGTTTCGTCCTGATGGGTCACCGCCATGTTCAACCCACTTTGGTAACCAATATTCATACTTTGGTTGATAAGTTGGAAACTGGTTATCATATAACTTTTTATAGTAATATGCCTCTTTGTTTGGAAACTGGTTTTGATATTGTTCATATTCATCATCTGAAATTATGGTATCAACATACTCTTGAATATGTTCATACCACTTTTTGTTAAGACCAGATACACCATCGGACATGCCATCCTTCCGTCTCCACAATACATTTTCAGGCAGAAATGAATCTAGAAACGAAGTTCTTAATAAATGTTTTTCCATTTTGTTTTGAGGAGATTTCATATTGCCTGGAATTGATAAACACAATTCAATCATGTTTTTATCCAAGAAGGGAACTCGTAACTCAAGACCATGAGAAGATACACACCTATCAGCTCGTAATACATCGTATTCATACAATCTGTCTACCAAACGAGAACTTTCCTTTTCTAACTCTTCTGTTGATGGTGCATAATGAAAATAGAGATAACCACAAAATAACTCATCAGAACCTTCACCTGATAAAATCACTTTATCTTCTGTATGTTTACTGATATATTTTGCTAACATCCACATAGCGACACTTGCTCTAATTGTTGTAATATCGTATGATTCGATATCACGAATTACTTCTGGTATAGCTTGAATGCCCTCTTCTGGAGTAAACATAACTTCTGTATGAACAGTTCCAAGAAAACTTGATACCTCTCTTGCATATCGTAAATCAATCGAACCTTCCATTCCAATTGAATATGTCTTTACATTTTTAGGACCTAACAGTTTACAAAGGATACTGGCAACAAGAGAACTATCGAGACCACCAGAGAGAAGACAACCAATAGGTCTGTCTGACATTAATCTATCTTGTGTAGATTGAATTAGTGTTTCTCTTATCGTATCTCTTATCTTATCTACATTTAAGAAACATGGGGAAATATTCTTAAACAACATTTCTTCATGTGTTTCCATTGTAAGTTCCCCTTTAGAATATTTTCCAATTCCAGGATGAAAGTGAACGACTTCTTGACAGTAGCCTGTCAAAGCACGAGCATATGATGCTAAAGCAAAGTTACCTTCATTTGTAAAACCATAAAATAAAGGTTTAACTCCAATTATATCTCGTGCAAAATACACGGTATCATTATCTATCAATATGATAGCAAAATCACCGTTGAGCAATTTAACTGTATGCCTGAAACCGAACATTTTATAAAGATGTAAAATACATTCACAATCACTTGACGATTCACATTGTAAACCATATTGTTCTTCAAGCTGACGGTGATTATAAATTTCACCATTGCACATCAATCTAATATTTCCGCTTCTGAATGGCTGATTACCTTTTGTAGATAAATCATTGATTGCAAGACGACGGAACCCTAAAATCATATTTTTATTCATGGTGAGACTTCCAACATCAGGTCCTCTGTTAGTAAGCATATCGTAACTTTTCAGTATAACATCAAGTTGTTTTTGTTCATTTTCACATAGTAAAGCTAATATACCGCACATTTTAGATTTATACTATTTATGCTTTGTCTTAAATTGGATTTGACTAAATTGTTATCCATATCGCCTATGGATAACTAATTATTTAGTTAAAAAAAAAATTATTTCTATAATAAATGAACCGAAATATATATCTCAATGATATTGCAAGACCAGATCTTCTCACGAGACGAACTGATGTAAAAAGTTTGAGTGTAGATATTGCAAGACCAGATCTTCCCATGAGACGAACTGATGTAAAAAGTTTGAGTGTAGATATTGCAAAACCAGATCTTCTCACGAAACGAACTGATGTAAAAAGTTTGAGTGTAGATATTGCAAAACCAGATCTTCTCGCGAAACGAACTGATGTAAAAAGTTTGGGCCAAAATACATATCTTCATGATCTTGTAAGACCAGATCTTCTCACGAGACGAACTGATGTAAAAAGTTTGAGTGTAGATCTTAATGATATTACAAAACCAGCTATAGTTCGTCTCGCTAGAAGAGCTGGTGTAAAAAGTTTGAACAGACTAGTATATGACGAAATTAGAGATCATATTAAATTAATGCTTGAAAAATGGTTGTCAAATATCGTTGAATATGCAGAATACAATAGAAAAAAAACTATTAATGTAAACGAGCTGGTATCAGGTATCCCCCATAAGTACTTTAGCAAACCAGTAAGTGATCGCATGTGCAAAAAAGGAAATCTATCTGATTCTAAATCCGAAATACAACATTACCAAGCTCTATCTGGTTGTTTAATGATTCCTAGACTACCATTTGCTAGACTCGCAAAAGCAATTGCTTCGCAATATAAAAGTGGCATTCGTATGAGCAAAGATGCAATTGTATTATTACAACATTGCATAGAAAATTGTGTTATTGAAATGTTGAATAATGCAAACTTAATGAGCATGCATGCAGGCAGAGAGAAGATTCAACCTAAGGATATTATGTTATATGTCAGTGCTAAGAAAGGTGCTCATTGTGCTGTTGGTGGATTAAGTGCAGGTTCACCTGAGTTCGATTTTAAACGATTTATTGGTATAATGATGAAAAAACTATTTTCAGATGTGAAAATTATGAAAATTAATAAAATAGTTACTTCTCAACTAAATCAATTTTTGAACTTGCTCATAAGTGCAATTTGTGAGAAAGCGAAATTTTTAAATCAGAAGAAAAAGGTGAAGACAATATCTACAAGAACAGTTCAATCTGCAGTTCGAATTATTCTACCAAATGGATTGGATAAATATGCTGATAATTCTGGTATTCAAGCTATTCTTAAATATACTAAATCAAAAGATTCTAGTAAAGAACGAAAGGGAACACAAGCTCGTGCTGGCCTTGTATTACCGGTATCTCGTGTTTCCAAGTTCTTTAAGAAGTATAACACTCGTGTTAATTTGTTAAGTTCAATATATCTTACAGCTGTTGTTGAATATATTACTGCTACAATTATGGCTGATTCAGGAGATTTTGCAGTGCGAAATGGAAAGAAGATGCTTGATTCAAGACACTTAATGATAGGAATTGATCGAGATGATGAATATCGAGAACTAGCAGAATCTCTCTGTTTTGGTGTTGTGGATGGTGGTGTAATCCCAACAGAAAATTATCTTATGAATTCTTCCTGGTAATTATGGCACATATAGATTATTTTACAATTCAAATAAATGAATTGTAAAACAGACTGTCATTCAGTTTAAAAATAGGGAACATGATTCCAACCTAGAGTCTCAAATAACTCTTTTGTTATTTCATCGTGAAAGTGCTTCCTGTCAGTGGTTTTCAAAACGATAAAATCATCCTTATCGCAAGGGAACTTATGTCTTCGAAGTAATTGGTATAATACATGTTGAGAGTTGATAAAGCTTTTCCGTTTAATATGTTTTATGGTGCTATACAACTCGGTTAGTATATTGAAGTCGTCTAGAAGTTGTTCTTCAAGATGGCTAATATCAACTGGTTTTACACCGGTTATCATATAGTGAATTAGATTGATATTTTCATAATGACTTGAATATCCAAGCTCTTTCAGAAACATGTGGATATGCTTCTTGGTTATTCTTGAAAACCGAATCTCTTTTGGTGTGTTTTCATCTCCAATTAAGAGGTGATGATTGAAAAATTCTCTTTCTAAATCCCTATATACATCAGGATTGACTGTATTGTTCTGTTTCGCTTGGTATTGATTTATACAGTCGCGAAAATGAACCTTCCGTATGTATATATATTTTGAAGATATGTTAACTCTGTCTATATCGTTATACGATGAATTGTATCTAATTACAATCTGCTGATTAAAGCATAAATTGCAAATATAAATATTGTTATCAATAATATCAAACATATTGATATTATTATTATTACAGTTTGAACATGAGATTGAAGAATTACATTTCTCTTCCTCCTTATGTTCAATATCATTTGGAATATTACTTAAGTCGTAGTAGTTTCTTGCTATTGATAAGTATTTTGCGACTAGGTCTCTTTTCTCGTCATCTGATTTTTTTGGCTTTCCTATGAAACTGAGTTTCAAAGGTCTTTTGAGTATATCCTTGTATGTTTCAATAATAGACAAAGTCTCAAATAAATAAAAGTTACAGTCTCTCTTAATTTCCAAGTTATTTATTCTATCAGTAACCATATCCAGATTGTTCAATAAGATTTCTCTTATCCTTGGATTTGTATTGGGTTTTTCCAATATTTTTACTATATCATTTAATCTCTCTCTATGCATTGGTATATCGTTGTATTCTTTTTCGAAGTGTTTCCGTATGGTATCATCTATTGAAAGTATATCTACATCGTTCGAGCACATATTTCTTTTTTTATCTTTTCATTTAAACCCATTATTTTTTATAAATTTTTATTTAAAAATAATATCTTGTATATAATAAATGTCTTTGACTACTTCAAATCTTACCTCCGGTTTTATCGACCTCGCCACCTTTGATGAAATTGAAAGATACCTATACGGTACTCTCGAAGCTACTGCTTACTTCGTTCGTGAAACCAGAAAATCTACATGGTTTACCCAGGTTCCCGTAGTACTTTCAAACTCTTCTGGTACCCCTGGTTTTGGTCAGGATTGGTCTGTAAGCATCTCCCGTGCCGGTGACTATTTACTTCATACTTGGTTGAGAGTTACTCTACCTACCGTCCAATTAGCTTCTTCAGTTGACCCCACCAAAGTTATTCGGTGGACTCAAAATGTTATGCACAACCTCGTCAAGGAATGCAGTATCACTTTTAACGATTTGGTCGCTGCTCGTTTTGATAACTATCATCTTGATTTCTGGTCCGCTTTCACTGTTCCCGCAAGCAAGCAAACTGGTTACAGTAACATGATTGGTAATATTTCAACTTTGAAAGATCCTCAACTACTTTCTGTTGGTCTTCCCTCCGCAACTTTGAATCTTCCTCTCCCCCTATTCTATACTCGTGATAGCGGTGTTGCACTTCCCACTGCAGCTCTTCCTTACAATGAAATGAGAATTAACTTCTCTTTCCGTGACTGGTCTGAACTTCTTATCGCCGAAACTATTGCTGCCGGCGGTGCGGAACAAAGAGTCCCGCTCAATACTAGCAATTTTTCCAGTTGGATGTCAAGTGTTCCCGTTTTGAGCAATGTATCTGTATGGTCTAACTATTCGATTGTTTCCAACGACGAACGAAAGAGAATGGCTTGTGCTCCTCGTGATATTCTCATTGAACAAGTTCAAACTGCTCCTCGCCAGTCTTTTGCTCCTTTGACTAACCCTACTCCAAACTTTGATATCCGCTTTTCTCATGCTATCAAGGCTTTGTTCTTCGCTGCTCGTAACAAGACTTTCGCTGCTGAATTGTCTGTATACAGCACCGCTTCTCCCGTTGCTGCTTCTGCTGGTTCGTACAAGGCAAATACTGATAAAGGTTTTGACCCTGTTCTTCAGACTTCTCTCATCTACGAGAATACCGCTCGTCTATCTCAGATGGGTTCGGACTACTTCTCTCTCGTCAATCCTTGGTACCATTCTCCTTCTATTCCGGAGAGAACTGGTTTCCACTGCTATTCTTACTCTCTCGACTTCTATTGCCTCGACCCCATGGGTTCTACCAACTATGGTAAATTGACCAATGTATCCATTCGTCCGGAAGCTTCTGCCGCAGCGATTAATGTATCAAAGGCTGTTCCTGTAGTTACCGATGCTGGTGTTCTTGCTGGTAACCTGTTCACCCAGAACTTTGACTTCATTGTCACTGTTGTCAACAACAACATCATCCGAGTATCCGGCGGTGCTCTCGGTTTCCCCGTCCTCTAAACGATTTCCTTCGTCCTTCTATCTTATATACAATGTTATATATAAGATACAATCACATAATTTACAAATTGAATTTATAGTTGATTTTAATAAATGAGTAACATAATATCAATGTTAAACTCAATTATTAGTGACATTAAAAGTATTGAATTATTTGACAATGATTCAAACTGGATTATCGATATGATTCCAACATTATCAACTTACAACTGTATTCGAGGTTATATCTCCGGTTCTAAACTAAACAAGATTTTAAAAAAAACAAACTTAATTCAAACTCTTTTTTATAAGATTATTATTTATATCGATGATTTATCCATTAGAGAAATTTCTCCCTATAGTTTAAATATAATATATTTTGATACTGAAAAGCAACTTGAAAAAAATATAGATATTTTCAATTTATGTTCACTCCTAAAATCATATACTGTTATTAAAGACTCGATAGAGATTGAGAATATGATGTATTCAAAATTATAACTAACCGAAATACAATTTAAAATCAAGGTGATTTTAAATTAGATAATGAATTATAAAATTAAAATAGTTTATGACTATCCAAAGGAGGATTATCCAAAGGAGGATGAATTAAATCAGATCAGGCAACGAGAGTTTTTGTTTCGAGGTAAATTGATATTACCTCGTGATAGGTTCTCACAAAACGAGATAAAAAAGATTATGAATCAGTTTGATTATATTAAAAAAGCTAATATTGTCGAACGAACTATTATAGAAAAACCAATGATTTTTGAACCTCTTTGCAATCAAGAATTAACTTTAGAAAAACAAAAAAAATTATTGATTTTTGAAGCTCTTTGCAATCGAGAATTAACTTTAGAAAAAAAATCAATAATTTTTGAAGCTCTTTGCAATCGAGAATTAACTTTAGAAAAAAAAATATTGATTTGTGAACGAGAATTAACTTTAGAAAAAAAATTATTGATTTTTGAAGCTCTTTGTGATCGAGAATTAACTTTAGAAGAATTACAAGAATTTATTACAAAATTAAAAAGATGTGGTTTCAGTTCAAATTCAAATTTACAATTTATTAATATAAAATGTAAACCTAATATCTACATCCATAAAATCAGTTTTGAAAGTGGCATGCCTATTCCTGATAAATTCTGTGGTGTTAGAAAAAAACTTGAATCTACATACAGTTCTTATGTTATATATGAAGATTACAAGACTAAGGGTGAAACTAAGATTGAAACTAAGGTTAAGACTAAGGGTGAAACTAAGATTGAAACTAAGGTTAAGACTAAGGGTGAAACTAAGGGTGAAACTAAGATTGAAACTAAGGTTAAGACTAAGGGTGAAACTAAGGGTGAAACTAAGATTGAGAATAAAAGAGATGTTAAGAAAGAGGTTAAACCTAAACTACAAAAATGCATTAGTTGTGGAGGAAAAGGAGTTGGACTTGTTAATGAAAGCGGATTTTGCGACCATTGCACCCAAACAAAAAACAAGTTAAAATTATACAGTTGTTCAATCTGTAATAAAAAGTTTTCTACAAATATCGCACAAGATATGCACTTAAAAATGAAACACTTAGAATGTGAATGTTGTGGTTCTTTTGGAATTGAAAAAGAAGGAGGTTTATGTAAATATTGCATCGATGATGCAATCGTGTATAAATAAAATTTTGAATTACTGGCTAACTCAAAATTTAAACTCATTTGAGTATAACTCTAGAGCAATCTTTTATGTTTGTATAAGTGATTAAATAATTTATATTCGTGATTTTTAAAATTTCCAGTCGTAAATGTCCCTTGATTTGATTGTAAATCAGTTTTATAATAGATTACTTGTTGTTCCATATAATTAAATAAATCTAATAATTTTCTTCCTATATTCAGTATCTTTTCTTCGTTTGAAGATTCGTTACAATAAATGATGATAATCATCCCACTTAAACTGCTTGCCCTTGGGTTTTTAAATAGTGTTGAACATTTGATGGAGCTAACACCAAACAGTCTATTTTCTCTATATAATTTTTTAGCAAGAATCCATTTTTCATCCATGAATTTAAGTGGATAAAATAACATCCATTTACCAGTATCGTAACCACATGTACTTGTTTTTCTTTCATAAAGCCAAGGGTTATCTTCAACACAAGACGGTAATAAATCGGTATTAATATAATCATCAATAGATTTACTCTTCGTTTCACTCTTCGTTTCACTCTTCGTTTCACTCTTCGTTTCACTCATATGTTTTCCATCTCCTCTTGTAAATTTGGCTTTATAGTCACACTTCAATCCTGATAGTTTAGTTTCTTCACAAGTAAGTTGTTTCGACATTTTAACTATTGTATTTATCTTAAATACAATTTAGATTCAATTCAGATTCAATTCAGATTCAATTCAGATTCAATTTAGATTCAATTCAGATTCTAAATAAAGTTATAATATCAAACTGTATTACAACTTAAAAGAAACAACATTTATTATCTCCAACCGCAAGCTTATTGATATTTGTATTTCCTTTGGTTGCCGATACAACCGCTTCGATCACATTAGGAACAACCACATTTACGATTAACTTTAAAGCTATTTTTGATTCAGGTGTTAGATTTGGAGCATCATCTAACAGCTTACTTATAACCGCAACTACAACTGCTTTTTTCTCGAATCCGGAGAGGTTGTTATTCTTCTCAACTAGATTCATGACTCGCATGACATAATCGATTACATTGTTCTCGTTAAGGCTATATTGATTGAAGCTTAATTTAAGCTGATTAACAAGACCGATTATAAGTTCGGACATATCATTAACCTTGTTTTCCATTTATATTAAAGAGTTTGATTTTTAAATTTCTATTTAGATAAAACATATACAGTTGATGGTACAGGATAAAAATAAGGTTTATCTGCAAAAGGAAAATACCACCGTGGTATTCTCTTTGTATTTTGAACATGCAAATTCAAATCATGAAACACATCTAACCATTCATCATTCGTCTTAAAACATTGTATACAATGACCCCATTCTGATTGAGCATGAATTTCAACAAACCAATAATCCAAACTGATTTCAGGTGTATTTTCAATTACCAAAATGTACTTACCAACCCTTTTAATCTCTTTTAGCAAGTCATACCAATTGGGCACATGATGCAACACAAAACTACATAAAACAATATCAAATGAATTATCATCATAAGGTATTGTTTTACCATCGTATATTTCTGGTCTCTTACATATAGATTTGTCTATTACATCTAACGAAGTCACTTGATATCCCATCGATTCCAATATAGTCGAATTACAACATGCACCACAACCTAAATCCAATATTCGATTGTAGGTTTTATTGTTAAAGTGTTCCTGAAAAATATTGATTACACGGTTGCTTTTGTTCTGGTTATAAACAACTACTAAAATAACTACTAAAATAATAAGTGAAAAGACAATTATCTTTTTCATTTATTATCGTAAAGAATAAAACTTATTTTCAATTGAACATAAGTTTAAATAATCACTCTACATCTCCTTTCTCATTTGCAACAACTTATTAAAGTCGGCTTTGAGTTCAATCATACCAGTTCCGATATTAGCCCTTTTCCCACATATGATAGCTGATGATACACCCTCTGTCGGTTCAATTGTACCTGAAGCACCAGCATTCAGAAAGTTATCAAGTGACTCCTCAAAGCTTGCTTTTCCCATAGGACCACACTCATCCTTTTTCAATGTATATCTTGTAATCGATGCTATAGAACCTCCATGAAGCATTCTATCAACAAGTAACTTGTTATGACAAGTATTTATTCCTTCCATAATCGTTGTAAGTTCTTCAATTAGAAACTCCTTTACGGCTTCAATTCCAAGGACTTCGTATATATCCCATATGTTGTTTGACAAGGTTCTCGTTGAATCGATGTTATCGATCGAGAGTAACTTCTTGTATGCATTTATCTTATTTGTCCCTTTACCCGGTATAGCATTCGTTTCGATAAGCCACTCCTTTGTTTTTTCATCTTGAGAATAAAATATCTCCTCAATTCCAAGGACACCGCATATATGAATCTCTGAAATTGTTGTAATAACACATTCTTCAAGGTAAATTTCAACTTCATTTTCAGGATTAATAAACATTACTCTGTCTTCCGGCAATGTGATATCTGTAGTATCAACGAATATATGAATTTCTCCTACTTGACAAGGGGAGAATACACAATGTAGGTCAGCAAACTCGTTACTGATTACATTTGTGATTTTTTCTAAAGTCAGCTTATTTTCAAACAGCTTATTCATATTAAACTTAACGATAATACAATGTGGAAATCGGGTAAAATCATCATTGTAAAACACCTTATATATATCATACCAATCTTCCGGTTCTTTATTATATGCAACTGTAATTGAAGTTGTAATATCAATTAAACGAAGTCCTGTAATTGTATGACCAACTACATCCCGTAGGTTTTCAATTGAATCTCGACCCTCGTTAAAGTAGATTTTATGATTGACCATTCTTGGATTCTTAGTTGCATTTATCAACTCTTGAAATCTGGGAACACCTGTAGTCATAGTCTTGTTCGATATACCAGCAGAATGAAATGTATTAAGACATGTTTGAGTCTGTTTTTCACCGATACTTTGAGCACATATAATACCAACACTTTCACCTGCTTGAACAAGAGAATTAAAATAAGTCTTTTCAATATCTTGTTTAAGCTGTGGAATGATTTCGCTGTATATGGATTGTCCTCTGAGTTGTTTTCGAAATCTTTCCTTGTTGTTTTCTACAATAGCCATAGCACTATCAAGTGGAATACCAACTTGAGGGCGAATAAAATCAATAATAAATTCAATCTCTTCTTCTTTTATCAATCGTAAATGAGTCATTTAATATCCTAATTCGGTTTAGCAACTAATTTTTATTTCATTTTTATAATAAATGAAATGGTATCTGATAGTTCTGATGATACTAATTATTGTATTCAGTTTAATTTTTATCCTGAAACGAGAATACTTTATTATTAATTTAGGATTACAGAAAATAATAGATAATGAAGTGACAATTGATAGAATATTGAAAACGAGTTTAAAACCAGTTCAATCTGCCCTTTATAATAACCAATCAGTTCAACTTCCTTCTTTCTTCTTTTACAAACCTACTCTTCTAAATGTAAACGAAGACCAAGGAGTATGTGGATCATGTTGGGCTTTTGCTTCATGTAATGTTTTATCTGACAGAGCAACCATATTTACTAATGGTGTATTTCGAAAACGATTGAGTGTTCAACAGATTATCAGTTGCATTAAAGATGGTTGTAATGGAGGTAATCCAGAAAATGTATTCAAATGGGGTCTTTCCAATAAAATCTATACTGAAAATAATTTTGGATATTTACAAGAACAAACAAATGACATTAAGACAAATTGCAGTTCATTTATAGACGGACAAAAAGAATCGTTCAATGTTTTACAAGATAGTATCAAATCACTTACACAGTTTATTCCAAATGGAAAGTCAGACGATAAAACACTTCAAAATAATATAAACAATATGAAACTTGAACTGTATTTGAACGGTCCGTTTTATGCTACTATTGATATCTATCAAGATTTTATCAACTTTTCAGGTGATGGTGTTTACCAATACGATAAAAAAGGTGTTTCTCAAGGCGGTCATGCAATTGAAGTGATTGGATATTGTAATAATGATGTAGATAAGAGATACAATCTTGGATACTGGATATGTAGAAATTCGTGGTCAAAAGACTGGCCTCGACAAACAAACGATAAAGGTTACTTTGCTATTATTATGGGAAGAAATGAATGTGGTATAGAATCAAGGTGTTGTAAAGCTGATTTAGCTATCATAACTCAAGAGAGACCAAATCGAGCTACATTTGCCTATTCTAATATCGATGAGTTTTATAAAGATGTTCCTCCAGATTGTTCGTTTAATACAAATAAAGAATTGTAATACATTTTAGGAATTGAAAGTATTACAATTCAAAAGTATGAATATTGTCTTAAACATCAGGACCCCATCTAGAACTCCATCTGTTTTGATTCAATTTTTGAATTTGTCTCGATAATATATCTTCTCTCGTTTCATTACTATCTTCAATCCAAGATAAACTGTAATCAAACGACTTCCTACCAGTAATCTTATTTGTATCCTTATTCGGATGTCTTATGTATTGTGGTCTCATTCCACCCATTGGGTCTTTATACATGACTGAAGTCGTATTAAAATCAGAGGAAAATACAGGTGAATAAAAAGGTTCTTCATTTCGTTTATCAACATAATACAATATATCTCCGCCTTCTATATCTTTATAATTTTTAAAACCGGTCTTGTGTTGTTTAAACGAATCATCAGTATATATTCTATCTAATTCATTAAGGTCAAGTCCAGAATCTCTAAAAGGAACATCTACAAGAGTATACTGCCCATCATGCATGTTTGACTTTACAGAACCATCTGGAGTTGAAGTGATAAAAACACACTTGCCGTCCACTTTAATTTTATCAAACTTGTTTGAGTACTTTGATTTTACGGATTGAGGATTTAGCATAGTGTAACCAGTTTTATTTTCTTGAATTTTTGAATAGTGAAAAGGCTTATTTGCATATCCTTGGTAATTATCTTCGAACTCACATAAGTTGCTTGGTTCGATTATTTCTGAATCATCCATATACTGCATTATTTATTATATTAAACTTAATTTTAGTTTATATTTAAATTGAAATATAAATAGTAAAACAAGAGTAGAATAAGAGTAGAATAAATGACAATTAAAGTATTAGTCTGTGGAGACCCTCATATTCAGGTTAACAATATCGCCGAAATCAATATATTTATGCAAAAACTAATGGAATCTGCAATTCAAAACAAACCTGACTTTTTCGTTTGTTTAGGTGATGTGCTTCATACTCATGAAAATGTTCATTCGATGGCTATGAATAAGGCTTACGAATTCATCAACAACATGCGACAAATTACAAAGACATTTGTCCTTGTAGGAAACCACGATGCATACAATAACCAAATCTTTCTTAACGATAACCATTGGATGAACGGAATGAAAGAATGGGATAATACTACAATAGTCGATAGAGTTATCAAATACGAAATCGATAATAAAAAATTTATATTTTCCCCTTATGTTCCACCTCAAAAGTTTGAAGAGGCACTCAACACGATTAATGAATCATACACCGATTCGACTTGTATTTTTGCTCATCAAGAATTTGCAGGTTGTAAGATGGGTGCAATCATATCTGTTGACGGAGATAAATGGCCTCTTGATAATCCCCTTGTTATTTCCGGTCATATTCATTCTCGTCAGATACCACAACCGAACATTTACTATTCAGGTTCAGCCTTGCAACATGCTTTCGGAGAGAGCGAAAAAAACACGGTTGCTTACTTCAACTTTGAGGACGACGGTAACTATACATTTGACGAAATCAACTTAAATATGCCCCGTAAAAAAATAGTCTATATGGATGTTGAAGATATAGTGAATTACCAAATTCCAGATTCTCAGGATCAAATTAAACTGACTTTAAAAGGGAACTACGAACAGTTCAAAGCAATTAAAAAAACAAGAATATACAAAGAAATAGTTCAAAAAGGAATCAAGGTTGTTTTCAAACCGAAAAAGATTGAAAAGAATGTAGAAGAACTTAAAAGGGAACACAACGAAGAAGGTAATGACGAGGTTGAATCCGAAAAAAAAACACAATTGAACTTCATCTCTATTTTAGAGAAATTGGTTTTGAAAGAAGAAAACCAGTTTCTAAACGAAACTTACAAACTTATTGTAAATACAAAAGAAAATCAAGGACAAGGCAATTCAGAATAATATATGAAATTTTATATTGGTATCCAATATAAAACTTTATTAGTGACTTATTAATACATGTATGTGTAAATGATTACTTTACTTCCGTAACTCTTGTAAGCTGTGAGCAAAATTGCATCTTGAACCATATCTGCAGTTTCCCATATTGCCACATAACTTTGTCTTCAATCTTGAGTTGACTTGAACAAATCCTTCCCTTGGTAGCGGTGGTTGAAAATGTAGCGGTGGTTGAACATGTAGTGGTGGTTGAACATGTAGTGGTGCTTCCCTTGGTAGTGGCGGTTGAGCTGCTTCAATTTCTAACGGAAGTTGAACTTCATCTGGAAAGTATTGATGAAAGTTGTTCCGTAAAGCAAATTGATGACGAGTCTCGTCGGAATGAACATACGGACAAGGCTCATCACCCCTATATTTCGAGCATATTCTCGATTTACATTGGGTCTCCCTCAACTCTCTGTATGTATGTGCAAAAGTGCACTTTTCATCTCCAAATTTACATTTCAACTTCTTCTTGATGCTTTGACAAACCAATGTCTTGATAACCTTCTCGTCTGGTCTTACTGTAAATCTCCGTTGACGAAACATAATACCCTTCTCTTCATCTGATCTCTTGTAATATCCATTTCTTTCAACTTTTATAGGCTCCACAAATGTCGGTCTCTGGTTAACCAATCCATTTCGTATGAAAAAATCCTTTCTTTTCTCGTTACCATGCACATTGAAACACCCTTCACCAACATTGATAAAATACCCATTGCGGTCATACACCGCATTATGGCATAAATGTTGGTCTCTACAAGTGAACAATGTCAGGTCGTGTAAGCTATGCAAAAAATTGCAATCTTTTCGAGAAATACAATTTATACCTTGAGGACACAACCTGTTTTTACGAGCTGGTGTACAGGCTAATGTCTCTTGGTAAGAGGAATCTTCGAGATCAATTTCCGAATATGCTATTTTCAGATTATTCTGAACTGCATACTCTTTATCTTTCTCATTAAGAATGACGAAAATATCATCATCCGATTCATCCTCAATAGTCATATCAATAGTCATATTAATAATCTTTTCAATAGTATCCATGGTTTCCTATTTTTAACCTGTTCGTTCAGTTCAAAATCATTTTTTTTAAACTAGATTCAAATATAATTTAAATTAAATTATATTTATATTTATTACTTACCCAAAAACTTATTGATAAACAGTTTTAATTTAGACTGCTTTTGATGCATACACTTGATACAATCAATCTTTTTCACTCCTGTTATACTGATTACATGGCATTCTTTACAAAGTTCTTTATGAGTCAGCAGGTATGTAGGCTTATAACAATTATTACAGTATCGTATTGCTTTGAAATCGACAAAAATTGATACGATAATATAAAACTCAATGAAATGTTCAGTAAAGTTTTCAACTGTAAAAGAATATTTTTTCTTGTTCTTAATTTCTTGATAATCATAGTTTTTCATCATACTCAACCTGAATATAAGTTCTTCCTTCTTTCTATTGTAAAAAACTGATACAACACCTGATATATTTTTCTTCATAACAAAACAACTTATATTATCAATCATTACAGATGATATTGGGCAATGTTTAATATTCCAAGAAATGATATTATAACAATACAATGAACAGCATTTAGCAGATTCCAAATCATATTTAGTCTCTCCATCAATAGTGATATTCTTTATCTCCGCTTTTTCAAACTCCATGATACTGATTTTTAACTTGTATTCTTTATTTTTTTCAATTTGGTAAACATAGAATCTTTTCGAGAGGGTTTGGTGCCTATATAGAATCTCTGATTTTCGAGAGGTGATGCCTATATAGAATCTCGGGTTTCCTCAAAAAAAATGATTTTACGATTTTTAAGCAGGAGTAAGTTAGGAAACAAATACAATGAATCAAATCGCTTTTAAATCGACTATGACTATGACAATGACTATGAAAATGACTATGAATGATATCACCAACACCACCGGTGATTATGACTATTCTGCCTTTTGGAAAAACTTTTCATTTCACCAAGTTCCAACTGGTGAAAATTGGGAAGAGTTCTCCTTCTTCGAAATTTCGAAGAGAAGTAGAAACGAGTTCGGGCTGATTACACCGCCCATTATTATGCAAACAGCTTCTAAGGAAAGTGGATTTTTCCTCGCCGAAGATGCTAAACTCGCGATCAACAAACGGCTTTCTAAAGAATTCGCTATGAAATTACAAGAAATCCGTGAACAAAAATCGCGAGAGGATGCAGAAAAAGAAAAACTCGAACTTCAGGCATTTGTGGAGGCTCAAGAACTGAAAGCATTGGAGGCTAAGGCTAATTACAAGCCTGAACCTTTTAAGAGGAAGATTACTACTTTTTCTAGCACTTGTGCTGGTGGAACTAAAAAGTTCGATAGCAGTAGTAAATTTTTCTCGAAAGCTGTTCCGGTAGCTGTTCCTCAAACGGAAGCCAAGAAGAAGATTAACGAAAAGAAGGTACTTGAAAGAGCTCGTGGCGAGTTTTTCAGGAAATCATCTCTCCTTTTCGATGACTCTTGGATAATGGAAATTGCAAAAGAACTTGGATATAAAGAACCATCTCATCATCTCCAAGAGATTCGACAGAAACTAAATGTTTCCTCTCTCGAAAAACCCAAAATAGTAGAGCAGGAAGACGAGATTAAACAAATTGAAACAAATTCTCTAAGCGACGAGCAAGTTGAGGAACTAGCGAAAATTGAAAAGCAAGATGAAGAAGCAATTCAGAATCTCGCCTTCTCTTTCGTTGATGTCTTCGAGCTCGCTCAGAAGCAAAGGGATAAAGAGGCTAAAGATCTTCAACTCATGATCGCCCAAGAGGCTGAATCAAAACTCATGAACTTGGAAGTCTTAAGGGCTCAAGGCGAGACTGCAAATATGGGTTTTGCAGACCTTGAGTCAAAAGCTATCAGCGATGAAGATGACTATGGCTTTGTCTTGGTGGGAAAGAAGCCAATCATCGAAGATGCTTTCCCGATTATATATGTTGGTAAACCTGTAAAGGTTGCCAAAAAGCTAGTTCGTGTTGTTGTTGTTCCCGTGGTGGTTCCTGTCGTTGTGGAAAGTCCTCTTATCAAAAAGAAGAAAAACCGCATCTGCAAGAGCTTACTTATGGAGAACCCAAAAACTTGTAATGGTGATTGTTGCTTCCTTCACAATCTAGATGACTTGGTCATTGATGATTGCAGATTCAAGAAATGTAATAAAGTCACTGAGGTTGCACCTGGAAAATATGTCAACATAGGTTTCGGATGTAAATTTCTCCATCGTTTTGGTGGGGAGACTCGTGATTCATACTTTAATCGTGAGGGATTTTTAGTACCTGAATGCAAGGTGGTAGAGACTGAGACTAAGGCCGAGAGTAAGGTCTGTTTCGAAACCATCGAGGTTGAAACTGAAGTCGAAACAGCTTTGTTTAATTCGTGGGGAGAGATTGAACAAGTTGTGAGACAAAAGGTTCAAATTCAAGTGGCAACATTCGAGTGCAATGCTTGGAGGGAGTCAAATCCTAAGATTTATGCACACCAAAATCAAGTTCATGAACATGAACATGAACATACACCTAAAGTGGTCGAAAAGGAAGAGATCGAAAGACTTTTAGTCCAAAAATCTAGATCCAAATTGAGTAAGACTCGTCTCTGTGAGAGTCTCTCAACTGGTACTCCTTGTAGACATGGAGATAAGTGCAGATTTGCTCATTCGTTTGATGAACTTAACATCGCTGAGTGTCAACATGGGTCTCGTTGTGGATTCGTGAAGATTATTGGTGGAGTGTTTAGAAATTCCGAAGGCAAGTACTGTTCTTGTATCCATCCCGATGAATCTCGAGAGAACTACTGCTTGAGAAATGGGATGTCACTAAAGGTTAAGGCTAAAGCTAGGACCGATGCTAAGCTCGATGCTAAAGTTGAGACTAAGGCTAAAGCCAAGGTCGATGCCAAGGTCGATGCTAAGGTCGATGCTAAGGTCGAGATCAAGGTCGATACTAAAGTTGAGACTAAGGTCGATGCTAAAGTCGATGCTAAGGTCGATGCTAAAGTTGAGTCCAAGCCTAATAAGCCTAAGACTGTGGGTAAGCTCAAGACTGTGATTTGTCACAGTGTTCTCAAAAGGGTTACTTGTTCTCGAAAAGTGTGCACCTTTGCACACAACGAGACTGAAATAAATCCCACTCCTTGTGGATTTCAAAATTGTAAGCTTGTTGATACATGTAACGGTGTTGTGATGAACATCGATTATTATAACAGATGCTTATACATCCATAATGGTGAGACCAAATCGAGCTTCTTTTACCGGTTAACACAGTAAGACCAAATTAATAGTAAGTAGAAAATTAAATTGTAAGTAAGGGGAAAAAATGGGGAAAACAAATTAATTGTAAGTAATGGGAAAAAAAATGGGAAAAAAGAAAACAAAAAAATTAAATCTTTCCAGATTTAATTTTACTGTATTATATCAACTTGGTTTAAATTCAAACCACAATGTTGAATATGAATATAGACTCAAATAATCTATAATCATCTTGTTGTACATAAGAATGAAGAGAGTCGAAGTTGGTATGATTAAGAGAACTTCGATAGATACAAAATTTTATTTTATATGGGTTACCATATAAAATCATATTATAATAGGCATTATAGTCAGGTTCTCTTTTCGATTGGTAATTACAACTATAGACACTGTTAAAATGATACCACCAATCAAACATGAAGTTATTAAAACAGCAATATACATATGTTTATTCATTTATATTAGTTTGGCTTAAATTTAAACTGTGTTCATAATTTTATTTTGAATTCACACCCAATTTAGTCTTAGTATCGTTCCATTTATAGAACATTACAACCATCCAGGTTTATATTGAAGGAATTTTTTAGAACCGGCTGCATGTCTTAGAGTTGCAAAAGAAGAACTCTTCCAGTCAAATCCTGATGCCTTTTCACTCATGACATAGATATCACCATGATTGATTTTCGGTATATCGATTCTTGGTCCAATTATCTTATGTCTGTAAAACCATTGGTAAGCTAACGGGATACTGTATCCAAGTCTAACAGCAAGTACTTTTTTCCGTTCAGTATCACCGTGCCAACCGATACCACAGATACTGATATCGTAATAGTAGTTACCCTCACCTGCAAGTTTAGTGGTTGACGGTCCAATATACTTTGGAAGGGAGAAATGAAGATATTTTGTTAGAGGGACATCGTCGTATTTAACAATTCTCCCTTTTTTATTATTGTAATCAGGTTCTTGTTCAGTTTCGTCAAAACAAAGGTTGTGACGAGCTACTTTATTAACGACTCTTCCTTTCATGAATGCTTTTGTATCAAGGTTCAAATGAGCCTGTTCTTCAAACATATCGTCTGCACTATAGCCAACTTCATTTAACATATGAGATACTCCATTTCTTATCAATAGAACACCAGCCTCTTCTATATCTATATTATCAGGGTTATTCCAGTTCTCAAGTAATCTCTGTCTGAGATTAATGTATTCACAAACACATCCTTGACTTTCTAGTAGGATTTTAGCCTGTTGCAATTCATTTATAGAAAGACCATGTTCAGCCATCTTACCTATAATCTGCATACCTGCATGGTTTTCAGCTTGGTCTCCGAAAGTTATGGTGATTGCTGTTTTTTCTTTCGTTAGAATTGTCTTTTGAAGTAGACTGAAGTTTCGTTTCAAAATGTAAATCTTATTATCAGTTATCAATTTGAACGATTGTTTAAGAAAAGGATGTTCGTATCCCTTTGAGAGAAGAACAGTGCATAACCGAAGGAGAAAGTCTTTACTATCATCAGAAAGGTCCAATACAGATAAACTGGATTTCCCTTTACACATATCAACTATAAGTTGTTTATCCATTTATAATTAATTAGAAACTAATTAATTATTAGTAGTTCGCGAATTGGTTATCCAATAGCAATTTTGTGTTGTAATACCGTATGGTATTATAACATATAATTAGGTTAGGTTAGATTGTTTGGAAACAGTTTACTTGTCTGAATGCATACCACAATACTTCTTGTTTCCTTTGGCAATCTTATTGCCACAAGGATACCCAGCATTTACTCCACTTTGTAGTATAGCTTTACAGGTTCCAGCTTCCTTCTTATCTTTGATTTTCTTCGGCTCCTTAGTCAGTTTGACTTTCTTGGTCTCTGTGATTTCGGTAGTTTCAATGGTTCCTTTGGTCTTTTTGACCACCTTTACCTTGAGTTGGAACTCAACTACTTCCGTCTTTGATTCTTGCTTCTTCGGAGCTTGAATTACTCTTTGACCAAAAATGTCACGATACATAATCATACCCGTATTATTGTTGATATTAGCCATGATGTCCTAATTTAGATTGGCATATGGGTTAAAACTCAATTTTTTTATGTTGAAACTGAAAACAGTTCAATTTATAAAGTTCTAATACAAATTGTATTACAACTCGAATTCAATCATTTACCCTATGTTACCTTGAATATATTCATTGACATGAACCAATGTATTTTAAACATAATTTCTGGATAATACTCACCATATCAAATTCAATTACTAACCAAGTTTTAATCCTCCAATAATTTACAACAAATAAGGTAATTAAATATTTAGTAAGTGGTTCTACGGATCCAGGCTGACAAAGACCTGAAGTATCTATATGATACATTGGCTCTTCGAAATCGGGGATTGAAAGATGAGCTTGCAAAGCTTCTTCTACCTGAGAAAATTGGGACTGTTTTTCGTGTTTCATTTTAAAGTGTTTATCTTTTCCACTATTTGTAGAAAACTTTCTATTACAAAGTGAACAAGAGTATAATTTTTTTGTTCTATTACAATGTTCACAAAATCCGTTTTCGCTTACAAGTCCAACTCCTATTCCCCCACAACTATTACATTTTTGTATGTTAGGATTAATAATCTCTTCAACCTTAGTCTCCGACTTATCTTCATATATCACATGAGAACTATAAGTAGATTCATATTTATGTTTTATAATTTCAACATTTTCAAAACTTATTTTATGAAGATATATATTTTTACAAGTTTCAAAACATATTTTATGAATATATATATTTTCAGTTTTATTTTCAGTTTTATTTTCAGTTTTTATAAAAACTACATTTACATTTGATTTTGAACTGAAACCATCTCTTTTTAATTTTTTAACAAACTCCTTTAGTTCTTGTAAAGTTAAATTTTTATTACAAAGAGCTTCAAAAAAGAAGTACCCCCCTCTTCCAATAGTTCGATTAACATTATTAACTTTTTTAATATATTCGAACTGATTCATAATTTCTCTTTCAGAAATAGTTCGATTAACATTATTAACTTTTTTAATATATTCGAACTGATTCATAATTTCTCGAATATCTTTATGACAAGAAATACAAGAAATATCAAATGAAATACCTCGAAACAAAAATTCTCGTCTATCTGAATCTCCAAATTCAGATTCGGAATCAGATTCGGAATCAGATTCGGAATCATAATCATAATCTATTTTAATTTTGTAATCACAATTCATTATCTAATTTAAAATTACATTAATTTTAAATTATCAATTTAATTTCCACTTGAACATAATGATAACATATCGGATAAAAAATAAATGTTTGATACTGAAATCAGTTCAATTTATAAAGTTTTAATACAAATTGTATTACAACTCAAAATATAAATTCATTAAATCCGATTACATGTATTCTCGTACGAACTCATCCTTTTGAACAACCTTGATTCCAAGTTGAATTGCTTTTGTTAGTTTCGTAGTTGGTTTTTCGTTTAGGTCTTTAACGATAACGATGTCTGTATTTTTAGAGACTGATGTTGATACTGTTGCACCTCTTAGCATGAGTTCTCTTTCGAACTCATTATCTCTGAAACCGGTACATACGATTTTACAGTTATTAATTTTAGATTCAACTTCAGTTTGTTTTCTATCCTTGTGTTCTTTGGGTAATACACGATTCAATTCACTAACAAACTCATTTGCTTTTTGTAAATTAGCAACTACATTTGAAGCTGTTTTGGTTGAGAATCCTTCTACTTCTTTGACCCTGTTTACAAGTTCATTTGTGTTCATCGTTTTCGGTAACTCTAATAGGTTCGGAATAGCCTTCATTAGCTTCTCTACCTTTTTACCGCTTATACCGAAACCGAACATACCAGATGCACCGAGTATTTCACTTAATGTTGCAGTCTCAAAACGAGTTTGAATGTTAGATTTAATCCGTTCTGCCGATTTATTACCTAATCCTTCGATACAAGATATTTGTTCAATTGAAGCACCAATAATTTTAAAGATAGAGTTGAAACCGGTATCGTATAGTTTCCGAACAACAGAATCACCGACGAACTTAATATTCAAATTGGAAAAGAAAGAAATCGTCTGTTTAATCGATATTTCATTATCTTCCTCTTCAGTATAAATATCGATACCGGACTCATTCCATTTATAGGGGGTAGTAGGCATGGATGGTTCAGTTCGTCTTGTAACCTCAACTATAAAAGGAATAACATCACCACTTCTTGTTATCTTTACTATTGCACCTGGACCAATACCATTATCTTTTATAAACTTACCGTAAAATCCTGTAGCATATTGGATTACAACACCTCCAATATGAACAGGTTGAATTTGAACTCGTGGTTTTAGTAATCCCCATTTAGATACATTCCATTCAACCGCAATAACTTCACTCTCTTTCATGTTGCTATCAATATTCATTTTGAATGCAAAAGAATAGTCTGGATTTCCTTCTGTATTACGAGTACATATAGAATTTGATTCAACTATAATTCCATCAATTCCATATTGTGAACGAGCTTTAAATTTACCAAGAAGCTCACTTAAGTCATCGAGAGAGATTTCATTTATCAGTTCATGATTTACAACATGAAATCCGAGTTGTTTTAATTCGGTGAGATGTTCAAACGGTGTAACAGTATTCTTTTCAACTACTTTTTCATAAACTACGAAGGTAATATCTTTTATACCTTTTCCTATCTTTTTTGAACTAGTTAAACCGGAAACCATGTTTCTTGGATTTTTGTATTCTTCAGTATATTTTTCATTATATGTATTTTTGTTCATAATCAGCTCACCTCTAACCACGATATTAGTAAGGTTATTTGGAATTGACTTTATGTATGGAAGTAGATAGGTAATATCTGCTCCGTATCCATCGCTTCCAGGTCGTTTATATATTTTATATTCTCCATTTGTAACTACGATAAGGCATGATACTCCGTCAAGTTTATCTTCGATAAGATACTGTCCTCCTGATAAGGGATTGTATTTTTTTAGCCATCTTCTCAATTTAATTACATCTTCTTTTCTATCAGGTCTAATCTTGTCCATAGAACCCATATGGTAGGGAACTAAGACTCTGTTTTCAGTTTCTCTAACGATAGCTCCGATCGGAGCTATATAAGATGAATCTCTTGATATAAGGGTATCTTTAAGCATATCGTATTGTTCATCGGTAAAACCGGTATCGATACCTGTATTGTAATATAGATCATCGATGTATAACTTTAGTTCTTGAAGAAAGTCAATTGGTTCTGAGTTGAAATAGTTTTGTAATTCATCGTTTGAAAACGACTTGATTTTCTTAATACATTTATTCATAAACAAAGAATTTGTAGTTCGAGCCATAATTTTGATATTATTTGGAGATTTTTAAGCGGTTTCAATTTAAAATCTCAAAAAAAAAATATTATCTCTATATATAAATGGATAATTTTGAAGAATCAGCCACTATCATTACTAGGTCACCTAGACGACCTAGACGACCTAGACGAAAGTCTCCTGCTAGAAGAAAGTCTCCTGCTAGAAGAAAGTCTCCTGCTAGAAGAAAGTCACCTGCTAGACGAAAGTCTCCTGCTAGAAGAAAGTCTCCTGCTAGACGAAAGTCACCTGCTAGACGAAAGTCACCTGCTAGACGAAAGTCGCCTCTTAGACGAAAGTCGCCTGTTAGACGGAAAGTTGCTCTGAAGAAGAAGAAACCAAGTGAAAAAGAGTTAAATGCATTGCATCAAAAAAGGTTAAATGCATTGATGGTTAATAGAGATCATTATAAGAAGATATATTTTGATCCTGATAACTTAGAAAGTGAACGCAACAATTCTTGTTACGAAATCTCAAATAGAAAATATTCAGGCAGACCAAGCCCAAATCGTCCTGCAAATATTCCAGAATGCCATGGAAAAGCTTTTATGGGAAATGATGGTAATTTGTGGGTTTCGCATCCTAACAAAAAAGGTATATATAGATGGGTTTTAGGAACAACTAATCGAGATGAAGCTTACATGTAAGCTTTATTGGTGGCTTGCTTCTCAGTAGCGACCCAAATAGGATCTACCACAATCTGATTCCTGGAAATAATTAAGATTTATTTGTATTCGTGTTTAAATTACAACTGTATTAGAAATTATATAGTCAAACATCTTCTTGTATTATTTAATTAAATCTAAAGATAATCTATCGATTTAATAAAATGACTTCAAATCTTAATCATTCCGAATGGGAAAAAGAGAATTCTCTCACTTCACCTGAAGACCGTGATCGTTCTGTTCGTTGGCGACCGGAACATGGAGCTCCCTTGTCCGATGAACAGACTGTATTAGCAATGGCTGAACTCAACAATACTGCTTTTGTTGAGAAGTTTCCTCGTGTAGATAAGACTTATGCTGACCCTCATGTTAATCTTCAAACTTACGGTTTAATTTCGTTTGTTCCTTCTAAGGGAGCAACACCAAATGAACATGGAATTTACGGATTTGCTAAGCTACGAGGTAATTTCGCAACTGAAAATGAGGCTGACCAACGAGCTGAATTCCTTATTCGTAATGTAGATTCATATCATCAAATTTACCATAGTTATGTTGGACGACCTTTTCCAATCACTGTTAGTTCTAAGTATTCTGCAGAGACTAATGAGATTGATATTCGCAAGGAGACTACGAAGACAATGTCTTCTGCAATTAAGGAGAAAAAGATGGAAGAGAAAAAGATTGTTGATGATATGAAAGAACGGGAGGAAGCTCTTATTGCTGAATCTAAGAGAGGTCCAGATGAGGTTGACCCTTTCGATACTTATATTACTCTTAAGGTTAAGAAAGCACAGCTCAGTTGGACTTATCTTGAACATCAGAAGAAAATGGCTGAAGTTAGAACTTCTCTAAGGGCTACTAAAACTACACTTGATCAGATGGATACTGAGTTTCCAGAGTATCAACATCAATACTTTGATAAGTATATGAAAGTTCGTAAGTCATCTGGTTTTGAAGACAAAGATATTACAAAGGATAACTTTATGCAGTATCTTGTCGAGGATGCAGTACTTGAGGGTGTTTACGATGAACCTGATAATCAAGTTGAAAAGAAGGAAGAGTAAATATATATTAAAATATAACTTATGTGTTATATTTTAAATTGGTGACAGGTAGATTATTTTCGATATCTTTCCTTTTCGTTTCGCTTCGAATTCATTTGAAATTCTAATTCTTCAATTCGTTGTTGAAGTTGTAATACTGTATTAATTAACTCTTGAAATCTCATGCTTGTTTGTTTTCGTTCAGCTCTAACTTCTTCAATTGGCTTTCCGTACTTTTTAGCTTTTTTTAATTCAAGCAGTTCGATTTTCTTCTTTAATTTCTCCTTTTCCTCTCTACTATATTTACTACTATGTGTCATGTCAATATTTTTATCATTCTCTAACCAACTACGATTTTTACGAGTGTTTTCATTAAATCCAATCCCTCGTTGTTTATTCAAAAACGATTCTGAATCTCTGTCGAAATCGTAAGACTTATTTTTAGTTGGTTTATTATGTTTTACAGGTGAATATACAACTGGTTGAACTCGTAAAGAATTCTTGTAAATTTCGCTACTATCATCATTTTCTGTTTCTTCTCCGTATTCTTCCTCCTCCTCACCATCTTCATTTTCTTCATAATATTCATCATCATCATTGTATTCATTATAGTCAACATCACTATATTCAGATGGTGAAGGAGTTTGAAATTTTCGTTTATTAATCTTTTCAGAGACCATAGGTTCAATTACCTTCTGTTGTTTAGGTTTAGAGACCGTAGGTTCGTGTTCAATTACCTTCTGTTTGGGTTTAGAGACCGTAGGTTCATGTTCGATTACCTTCTGTTTGGGTTTAGAGACCATAGGTTCGTGTTCGATTACCTTCTGTTGTTTGGGTTTAGAGACCATAGGTTCGTGTTCGATTACCTTCTGTTGTTTAGGTTTAGAGACCATAGGTTCATGTTCGATTACCTTCTGTTGTTTAGGTTTAGAGACCATAGGTTCATGTTCGATTACCTTCTGTTGTTTAGGTTTAGAGACCGTAGGTTCGTGTTCGATTACCTTCTGTTGTTTAGGTTTAGAGACCATAGGTTCGTGTTCAATTACTTTCTGTTTGGGTTTAGAGACGAAAGGTTCGTGTTCAATTACTTTCTGTTTGGGTTTAGAGACGATAGGTTCATTCTTGAATGCCTTTGGTTTAGATTCTACCTTTTTTGGAGGTATGAATTCAATATCTAATTCATCATCTGAATCAATAAGAGAAGACATCTGATTATCAACAAACTTTTTAGTTACAGGTGGTAATCTCTTTTCAAAATTGGAATTTGATTTTTCTGTTTCCTCTAAATCAACATAAGGTTCATGATCTGATTCTGTTTCAGGTTTAGATTCGGGATCGGATTCAGGTTTAGATTCGGTTTCCTCTTCAGCTTCCTGCTCAGTCTCTTTTTTAATTTCTTCTTCTTCTATTATTTGGGGTTGTTGAATGAATTGTGTATCGTTTTGATACTCGCTTGTGTCTTCCATTTCAATCTTTACTTTAACTTCTTCTTCAGGTTGAAAACGAGTATTCATTTCGTTATCGTTATCAGGTTGATTTTGAGCAACCTGTGCATCACGAACTCCTTCGATTAAAGCTATAATTTCAGGCTTCTTTTCAATTGGTAAAACAAAACCTCCTGATTTGCCATTCCATCTTCCTGAAATGTTTTTCATAATATCTTTATATGTTGATCTATCACATTTAACAATAAGTTTACCGTTTTTTTCCTCATATGCAATATCGTATGACATTTTAGCTTACTCAAGGTATTTTTTAAATGATTTATAAAAAAATACTATTTAAATAATTAGAATAAACCAAATTTAATATGAGAATCACAATGAAAAACTTTAGATGTTATGAAGATATCACTTTCGATTTGGGTGAAAGTGGCATTACTTTAATATCGGCTCCATCTGGATACGGTAAAAGCACAATTTTGAATGGTATATATTTCGCATTGTTTGGAGTTGGAAACAAGGTGACTTCGTTTGGCAAAACATCATGCTTAGTTAATCTTGAATTTGAAGATCTTAAAATTACGAGGACGAAGAGACCTAATCGTTTGGTAGTATCATGTGGTACTGAAGATGAATATGAAGATGAAGTTGCTCAACAGATTATAAATAGTAAGTTTGGAGAGAATTTTGATGTGACTGGTTATATATCTCAGAATGCGATGAACTCATTTATAATGATGAATCCTCTCGAGAAGTTATCGTTCCTTGAAAGATTTGCCTTTAAGGATATTGACCTTAACGACATCAAGATGAAGTGTAAAGCTAATATAACAAAAACACATGATGAGTTAGTTGCGAATGAGTCTCAATTGGAACTTGTAAATAAGGTTATAGGAGAACTCAAAAAACCTGATGAATCAATTAAGTTTCCGATTAAATGCAATAAAGCTCAAATTGAGCTTGCAATCAAGAATGAAAATGTTCGATTCAAAAATTGCAATACTTTAATTACGAAAGCTCAAAACAATATTACAAAGAAGGAAAAAGAATTAAACTCGATTCACCTTTTGAATTCTATTATATCAACAAGAACGGAATCTATTGAATCATTAAAAAGTAAGATAATCGATATTGATTCTCAACTTGAATCTATTGATATGAAATATGTATGCGAGAATAAACTAAATGAACATAAGAAACTGTTATCATCTTTACTTATGCAAAAAGAGATTGTTGATATTGAAACCAAGTTCAATGATGATAGTGTGAAGCTTAATAACATGAGAGTACAAGAAGAGGCTGAATATAAGGTTGAACTTGATAATATTATGGTTGAGCTTTGGCAAGAGTTTAATGTTGATGAACTAAAAGATACATTGGAATCGTTGTGTTCGATGTTGAATGATATTGATAAGATTGAAAATATCAGAAATGATTTGATTAAGTATAATAATGTTGATTCGTGTATAATCGATGATAATGAAATGAGGTTGGAAAAGATGCAAAAAGAATTAGAAGTAAAAAATAGACTGTTTTCACGGTTGAAATTACAGAAGGAACTATACTCATGTCCATCGTGTCATGTTAAAGTTCGTTTGGTAAACAACTCTTTATGTCTTGAAAATGATGGATATATTGATATGGATATTAACATAATTTCTGATGAGATAAGTCTGATGAAAAGTAATATATTAAATTTGACTCGAACAGTTGAAAATCATAAATACAAGTTAAAATTAAAGACTGAATTGGAATTCACTTTAAGTGAAATAGTAAATTCATATGAAGAACTACCAGATAGGGTGAATGTTAATAATGATATCAATTACCTGAAGGAGTATCAGTTGAATCAACGAAATTTGGAGAAGAAGAAAAAAACAATTGAAGATTCAATTCGAAATGAAAAATTTTCATCATCTTATAATTCTTTTAAAACCAATGTTTTATCTCTTGAAAAGCAATTGAACAGGTTAAAATCAAGGCAAGATAATACAATTGTATCTAGTGAATTTAGAGAGAATGAATTACGGGAGTTGATTCAGAAGGAAATAGAAACGATATCTTTATACAAACGATTAACTTCAAGTAATGGTGAACTCAATTCAGAAAAAGCAAAATACGAAAATCTGATCTCTCAATCTCAAAATGAGCATGTGTCAAAGTATCAACAAATTCGTCCTGAAGATCAAGTTCAAAATGAGATAATTGAATTACGAGGAGAAATACAAACGAATGAAATTAAGAGGGAAGAACATGGTCGAAATTTAAGACTTGTCGATGAATGGAAAAGGAACCAATCTGATATTGAAAACTATAAACAATGGAAAGATAGAATAATAAGTTTAGAATCAGATTGTGAAATTAGTAGACAAAAACATGGTGCATCAATGATATTAAAGGAGAAGATATTGGAAGCTGAAAGTATAGCATTATTAAATATAATCGATACAATCAATACTCATGTTCAATTGTATTTAGATGTTTTTTTTCCAGATGACCCAATTACGGTTACTTTGCAGACTTTTAAGGAGACAAAGAAGAATATGAAGCCAAGTATTAATATAACGATTGAATATAAGGGTATGGAATGTGAATTGAATATGCTTTCTGGTGGTGAATTAAGCAGAGTTATTTTAGCCTATACTCTGGCACTTGGAGAGATATTCAATACACCTTTGCTCATGCTTGATGAGAGTACTGCAAGTTTAGACCAAACGATGACCAGTTGTGTATTTAATGGCATAAAGGAGCATTTTAATGGTAAGATGGTAGTAATTATAGCACATCAGATAGTTGAGGGTGCTTTTGATAAAGTGATTAAGTTAGACCAAAATGATGAATGATAAATTTAAATTTTATTATATTTTGTATAATAAAATGATTGAACTAATTCTGTTTAACAATGTTTACAGTCACTCTCAAGACCCAAATAGTCCCACCTTGTCACCTGAACAGAAAGACCATATGATGCAGAATGCGAGATTTGCAAGTTCACTTGCGGTTGTAATTTACATTATGATTCTTGTATTGGCTCTCTACAGAGCGATGTTATGTTCAAGTGCTAATGCTGATTCACGAGCAATTCACTTTCTTTTCGCAACTGTAAGCCCTGTGATGTATATCCTTTTGTCTTATTTGGTTCCTGGACTCGCTCCCAAAAATATAAATTAAATTTATATGTAGATAATAAATGTCTGTTAATAGTATTGCAGGTATGAGTTGCAATTTGATCGCTGGTTTACTTTTTTTAATTGGAATTATTTTGACAATGAAAAATAGAGGTCAAATTAAACTTGAAAATATGATTTTAATCATATTTTTAGCATCAATAGCAATTGGAGTTCATGGCTTAGGTCATTCTCTAGGTAACGATTTTACAAGTCTTTTAGAGAATAAAAAAGTATGATTTATATTGTAAAATATCAGGTCAAATTATACCTGAAAATTAATATTATTGGCAATTTGGATGATTTCATATTTTAAGCTTATCTTCAGTTCAAAGATACAAAATCCGATATTATAGTTGTAATACCATATAGTATTATAACTTATTATACAAATGTAAACTCAGTCTAAATAAATCCATTACAGCTTCTTCTTTATAATAACTCTGTAAAACTTACTGCCAATCATGATCTCATAGAATGAGGAATACTTTAACCCAGCCTGGTAAAGCATCTCGTTCGTATTCTTCATGATATCGTCGATATTAGTAATATATTTCATAAACCTTTTTCTAAGTTCGCCAACAGATATATATCCTATATTTATGTATGACCCATCATCATTTCTAATTGTTTGTTTAAGTTCCTCAGACATCGCAATCTTGGTTAGTGCCAGAATCTGACAAACTTCATGCATCTTTGTAAACTTGTTGAACTTGAGCTTCATTTTTCTCCTGTAGTCGCCATCTGATATTTCATTCTTTAAAAACTGCTTTCTGATGTTGGCAAAAGTTTGACCACCAAAAATATAGCTTGTTTCATTCCACTCTGGAGAATCAAGTTCTGTTATGAACCTTGGAGCATCCTTGAATTTCTGTATTTCAATATTCTCAAACTCTGATATAATAGACTCATATATTCGATGTCTTTTTTCCATGTGGTATACCAATGCATCCCGATTATCTCTCCTAGAATCTTCATTTTTTCTCATGATTTCGTAGTAGTGAGGATTATGAATTCGTCCTGTCTCGATTTTTAAAGTTTTCCAGCTAAAAGCAGTATGGCATGCTGTACAAAACATCTGGTCACAACCGTCAGTCTTAAATATCGCAACACCACATGTTGGACAAGGCTTGCTGTTTTTCTTAATTTCCTCGAGATTTTGAACGGAGTTAGGGTTGCAGATATGTGTCCCGGTCTTTAGTTCTCCACACTTGTTGCAATGACAAGCCTCGCATAGACGACAATTCCATTTCTTGTTAAGAGTCCCTTTACAATTGAGAACAGAACAATGGGTAATAAATGTATTTTGCATTAGTTCTTCTTCTAAATCAATTTCGTCTATATGAGACAAGTTTCCTCTGACCCTCATCTTCTTCGAATTCGAGGCAATACTCGAGAGAATCTTTTCTCTCTCAATCTGAACGATAGATTCTTGAAAGTGTGACTTTTCCTTCTGTATAAGTTGGTCCAAACGGAAGTCCAAATACTTCTTATAGGTAACAGAAGTAATACATAGTTTCCAAACTGTTGTAAGGTCGAAAATAGCTTTGCAACTCATGCATTTGGCATCACCAGTAGTTGTGAGAAGGTATGTATCAAAGCAAGTTTTACAACAAGTGAAGTTGCAATAAGGACAAGTTACTGAGATTTTAAATTTAGTTTCACCACAGATATCACAATCACAAGAATGAGAAGGAGAAGGAATAATCTTACTTCCAACACGACGAGTCTCTCCTGGATAGATAAGACGACGAGTCTCTCTGACCAGCTTTTTATCAGGAATAGTCACCATAGTTTCATTACTCACTTCACCCCCACCAATAGTCATAGTCATAATCATATTCACGATACCCCTACCAATAGTCATAATCATATCACTCATCTTAGTTTCGTTTGCCATGTTTCCTGATATTCATACTTAATAGTTTTGAAAATCATTTTTTTAGTCTATTGAACTGATAATGGATGTAGTTTTATAAAAACACTCCACGAGATCGAAGTTGTTACTGGAGGGAAACCAAGTTCCAGTTTAACTTCGTTTCAGGTGAAAACGATATTGATAATATGGTAATTGAATTCGTAATCAGTTTCAAACATGTAAGTTATTGTTAAAGCGGTGTACATTCCTTACTTGACTAATTTAACAGGTGACTTTTTACATATTTTAACAAACTTAACAAGTTCAGATTTCTTCATATTTGAATATCCCTTGCAACCTAACTTTTTAGCCTTTAGTTTAAGCTGAACTAGTTTCAATTTGCTTGGACTGAGTGATTTAAGAGGTGATTTAACAGGTGACTTTTTACATATTTTAACAAACTTAACAATCTCAGATTTCTTCATATTTGAATATCCCTTGCAACCTAACTTTTTAGCCTTTAGTTTAAGCTGAACTAGATTCAATTTGCTTGGACTGAGTGACTTAACAGGTGACTTAACCGGTGACTTAACAGGTGACTTAACAGGTGACTTAACAGGTGACTTAACAGGTGACTTAACAGGTGACTTAACAGGTGACTTAACAGGTGACTTAACAGGTGATTTAACAGGTGATTTAACAGGTGATTTAACAGGTGATTTAACAGGTGATTTAACAGGTGATTTTTTACATGTTTTAATAAACTCAAGAAGCTGAGGTTTCTTCATGTTTGAATAACCCTTGCAACCTAACATTTTAGCCTTTAGTTTAAGTTGAGAAAGAGGCAATTTTGTTGGACTAAGTTTACCAAGTTCAATAATGTCTTGTATATTAGCTGGAACAGGCAATGAATCCTTTGGAATATAGCTGATATAAATCTGAGTTATATCTTTTAACCTATTTCTCACTAAATAGTTGAAGAACGATTTCAAATATCCCATTTTATCATCTTCCTTAATTGATGTAACTAAAAAATTAGCTTTTCTATCTAGGAGAACTTCGTCTTCATGGGGGTAATGAGAACACTTTCCAATAAACAAAACCTTGCTTCCAATTGGAATATTAAATATTAGAAGACAACATTTTTGAGGTATGTTAGTAAACCTTTTACTTATATTTATATTGTAACTTGCAGATATAAATGAGCTATCAGCATTAGCATGAGCTCTATCTTGAATCCCTCTGAATAAAGTTAAGGGTTGTGTAGTAGGTTCAACATCACTATACAGATTATCTAAATCATCCACTATTTTACTGTCATAAACTGATAATGGTTTTTTTTCCCTAATAGCTCTGTTAATCCTTTTGTTAACTACAGTACCAGTATACTTTACAACTGATTGGAAAACTTCTTTTCCATGGCTCATTACAAAGTCATAATGTTTATCTTCCATAGAATCGTAAAATAACTTGTTGTTTGTTATCATTTATAATAACAAATAATAAATTCTTCCCATAATTTTACTATTTAAGCCTCACATAGACGACAACCTTTATCAGGACTAGTCACCGTAATTTCTTCACCCCACCAATAATCATATCACTCATCTTAGTTTCGTTTTCAGTTTAATTTTGAGACTTAAGAAGATTAAATAGATGACTCTATATCTATTTAAAAATATCAGGTCGATAGGTAAATTATGGCAGAAAATATAAGAATTAAAGAATTGAACCTAGATACGATTCCGCCGTTTACTAGCAAGTTTGAAGACCCTGATTACAAAGGAGGTGTAAAATTGGTTGTTATAGGAAAACCAGGGTGTTTTGCCCCAGGAACAGAAGTATTGATGTTTAATGGAGAAACTAAAAAGGTTGAGGAGGTTAAAATTGGTGATGTTTTAATGGGTGATGACAATACTCCAAGAACCGTTCAAGAACTCTACCATGATGAAGAGGAGATGTTCGAAATTAAACCTAATAAGGGGGATTCGTATACTGTAAATTTAAAACACGACTTGGTGCTGGAATGCACTGGTTATAATCAGTTGTTAAAAGGGAGTAGGGTTATTATTAGTGTTAATGATTATTTACAAAAATCAAAAACTTGGCAGAATCGTTGGAAACTTATTAGGTCATCTGGGATTAGTTGGGATAAAAAAGAAGTTCAAATTGACCCCTATTTTTTAGGATTATGGTTGGGAGACGGTACAAGTGCATCATTAAATATTACTAATATCGATACCGAAGTAATTGGTTTTTGTGAAGAATATGCGAACAAGTTAAATTTAAATTTGAACAAATTAAAAGCGAAATATAGATATTCAATTACGAGTGAAAGTAAAACAAAAAATAAAAACAAATTGCTATCCAGTTTTAAATCTCACGGTTTATTAAATAATAAACATATACCATTCGATTATAAAATCAACGATAGAGAAACCAGATTACAGATTTTAGCAGGATTAATAGATACAGATGGACATTTAAACTGTAATGGTAAAATGTTTGAAATTACACAGAAAAATAAAACATTAGCTGATGATATGGTATTCATAGCAAGGTCATTGGGTTTTGCAAGTACCGTAAAAGAAGTAGTCAAATATTGTATTTATAATGGTGAAAGAAAAGAAGGCACTTATTACAGAGTTAATATATATGGTTCAGGATTAAGTAAAATTCCTACCAAAGTTTTAAGAAAGCAATTCAAAGAAGAACCTGAAAAGAATAAGAATCATCTTGTAACTGGATTCAAGGTTATTCCTAAAGGAGTTGGAGAATACTATGGATTTTCTCTTGATAAAAATCGTTTGTTCCTGTTAAAATCCTGTGATATCGTTAAGAATACTGGTAAATCGACTCTTATCAAATCAATTATATATGCAAAAAAACATATATTTCCAGTTGGAATTGCAATGAACGGAACAGAAGATACAAATCACTTATATAAGTCATTCATGCCGTCTACATTCGTCTACAACGAGTATAGAGAAGATAAAATTGAAGACCTAATCAAACGACAAAAAATAGCTATACAACATCTACATAATCCGTGGGCTGCTCTTATAATCGATGATTGTACAGAAGACCCAACTATCTTTAATAAACCAGTTCAAGTTGGACTGTACAAGAAAGGACGACATTGGAGTCTTATGTATATCCTTGCTTTACAGTATGCAATGGATATTCGTCCTAATATCAGAACGAGTATCGACGGTGTATTTATTCTCAGAGAACCTCTCTTAAAGAACAGGAAAACACTATACGAAAACTATGCAAGTGTCATACCTGATTTTGAGATGTTCTGCACTCTCATGGACCAACTAACAGATAATTATATGGCAATGTATATCCATAACTTTACTACGAGTAATAATTGGCAAGATTGTGTGTTTTGGTATAAGGCGAAACCTCCACCAGATGAATGGAAATTCGGTTGTTCTGAATATTGGGAGTTTCATAGATCACGATATAACGAAGAGTATTCCGAACCTGTCGATTAAATAAATTTAACTTGTAATACAAGTTAAATTCAAGAATACTCATTTCATTCTAATTATCCTATTAAACTTATTAGAATGGAGGCAAACCAGGAATAATAATAAATAGAATTAAGAGCGGAAATCGAATTGCAAAATACAATATTAATAAAACAATAAGAGTAAGAATTGAAACTGTAAATCGTTTCGTTTGATTTTGTTTATTATAGTATATAATCAAACTGCAAATCAAAACAACTGAACATATCGTATTGACAAAATAAATTACTGGTATCATTATTTACTAATTGAAAATTAACTTGTAATAAATAAATGTTTACAATCGAAGATAAACTTGATTATACGAGAATGCATTCTGAAGGAACAGAACTTACATACTGGAATGCAGGTGCCATTCAATACATGCCTGTCAGTTCAACTCTAAAATCAACCACAACTTCTGGTAAATCCTTAACATATAACGGAACTGAATGGACAAGTTCATTTACAAACGATATAGGAGGATTACCTATTAATACAACAATCCCATTAAACGATGGACAAGTATTAACTTATAATGGAACATCATCTTCTTGGAATAATGAATATCCAAGGAATTTAAGAGGAACCCCAATTAGCACTAACATGCCTGTTGCAAATCAGATTTTATCTTTTGATGGAACCAGTTGGATACCAGCAAATAATACAGGAACACAAGGACCTGCAGGAACAGTTGCATTTGGTAATGTTATCGTTGTTGACCAGATAAAGGGAACAAATGCAGGAACTATAGATGGTAATGCAGTTCAAGATATTGAAACTGCAATAGCTAAAGTTGTTGCTTCAGCAAGAACAGGAGTTACTATATGGGTTATGCCCGGAACATATAATATAAGTGCTGGTATAGTAATACCAAATAATACTACTTTAAGAGGGGTCACTTTACAGGGCTGTATAATACAAAGAACAGCTGTAGTTGCTAACACAACATTAATTACAATGGGTGCAAATTCCAGACTAGAAGATTTTACTTTAAATTTAACTTCTGCTTCAAATGTAGAACTAAAAGGAGTTTATTTTCCAAACACAACTTCAATAACTGCAAAGATTAGAGTATGTTTAATTAATGTAACTTCAACTGTAGTAGCATTAACTAATATTGTATCTGGTATTTTTAGTGATGGAACAACCACAAATCCTGATGTTGTTCTTTCGACAAATGCAGTTCAAAGAACAACCACAAATGTTAAAAGTTCAACATCGGGAGGTGGAATAGTAAGAGGGTGGTATTTTACAGGTCCATTACAATTTTCAATTAGAGATGCAGTTATTTTTGCAAGTGGTACCAATTCAATTGGTGTTGAAAGTATAAATACATCATCTTTCATTATCATTAAAACAGCAACCGTAGCAGGAGGACTATATGATATAAAACAACCAGCCGGTTTAACAGTTCAAAATTCAGGAATTCAACTGACAGCTACTGATTTAATAAATGCAAATTCGGATGACAATGGATTTTCAGTCAATATCGAATCTGCAAATTTTAGTTTTTCTATATTCGGAAATTTTGGAAATGCAACTCATTACTTATTTCCCGGAACACAAAATTATAATCAATTATTGACAACTCCAATTGGTGTTCCATTTCCTCAAAATGTAATCATCTTTGGAGGAATGTTATCTGCTGTTGTTCCAACTACTATGACTGGTTCAGCAACAATATACTTATATAACTCAACAAGTTCGACATCATTATCAAATCCTACTGAATTTTCATCTATATCAATTAACAATGCTACCAGGGTTTCTATATTTAATAATAAATCATCGACATTCAAGAAACAAATTAATTATCTACATGTTAAATTGGTTTGTTCAGGTAGTGTAGGAACTAGTATTGATGCATTATTCCTTGTGCTATCTTTATACTGATATCGAATTAAATTTATTATTCTCATATATAATAAAATGCCTCAAACATATACTCTCTATAAAGCTGATAATCAAGCTAAAAAGTATAAAGTTTATGTTGTAAGTAAGACTGGAAATATTAAAAAAATTCAGTTTGGTGCAAAAGGAATGAGTGACTATACTTTACATAAAGACCCACTTCGAAAGCAAAGGTATATAAATAGACATAGTGGCATGGGTGAGAATTGGAAAGATCCAACTACGGCTGGATTTTGGGCTTATTGGGCATTATGGAATCTTCCATCGTTAAAAGCAAGTGTTGATTTTACAAGGAAAAAATTCAAACTGAAACCAGAGAACTTTAGTTTATAATTACTTTCAGTCTAAATTATATTAATCTTATAAGATGTATATATATTCTAAGTTACTGGTGAAAAAATATAATTCAAATAATAAAGGATGAATTATATTTATGGTTCAATTTACATATTAGGGAAGAAGTTATACAATTACTTATCTTCAGTTCAAATTCCAATTATAAAATACGATAGAAATGAATCTATCGTAAAACGAGTTGATATAGGATTACCATGGTATCTAAAGTATCGATACTTTTTCTCGGAGTGCAATGAGGTTATTCCTAATTTGTTTTTAGGTTCATCTTTCAATGCTTACAATAAGCATGAGTTAGAAAATAAAAAGATAAATGTTATACTGAACATAAGCAACGAAATTGATAACTTTTATGAAACTGATAACAGTTTAACTTATTACAAGTATTCGATTCGAGATAACAATCACGATGACATATCAAATATATTAAATGAAACATATAATGTAATTGAACATCATTTGTCTATTGGAGATAAAATACTGATTCATTGTTATATGGGTTCTTCAAGGTCAGCTTCGGTTGTAATTAATTATATAATACATAAGTATAAAGTATCGTATGAACAGAGCTTAAATATTGTTAAAAATAAAAGACCAGTTATAAATTTAACTGAAACATTTGAAAAAACAATTAAAAAAAATAGAAACATTGTTATAATAAATGAGTAATCAATCAATGGTTTTTAAACTAACCTCGAATAAAAAAGAAAGATTTGAATTATGTCCGAGTTCATTTGATCCTAAATATATAATAGATTGGTATGATATACAAAAATTAATAAATAATAACAAGCATTTTAAATTTAATCCTGTCAAAAGCACTATACTAAGTCTTGGTCCCAGAAGAAGACCAACTCCTAGTCCTAGAAGAAGTCCTAGTCCCAAAAGAAGACCAACTCCTAGTCCCAGAAGAAGCCTTAAACCTAGTCCCAGAAGAAGCCCAACTCCCAGAAGAAGTCCTAGTCCTAGAAAAAGCCTTAAAACAACTCCTAGAAAAAGCCCAAAACCTAGTCCCAGAAGAAGCCTTAATCGTAAATACTCTTTATTATATCCTTATGGTTCTCCAATGGGAACCCCACCTCCTGCATACTCTTTCTTATATCCTCGTGGTTCTCCAAAGGGAAAACAACCTCGTGCATCCCCTCGAATTCAAGGGTCCTTATATCAAGACTTACTTAGACATCATAAAAATGCAGTTGAAGTATAATGAATTTTATTCCAAATCTCTAAATGTTTCTCTTCTAGGAACATGAAAGATATGAAATAATCCTTCCATATGAGAAGGGGAATCAATCGTATTTTGATCCCATCTTATGTTTTTCCATTTGGGAAATGTCCTCCATATAAAATGAAACACCTGCTTCAGAACAGAATGTGGGTTGTGTATTAGCCAAAATACAATCAAAACTTACGAATGCCATTGAAAAATCATATGTCCATTCAAAATCAGTCCATACAATAAAAGAATTAAATGAATTGAAAAACAAGTTTAATATTTCTTTACTTCCATAAATCATGCTATCCATACAAAAGTATATAGTATCTTCATCTTCATGTATACTTGATATTGGTCGTAAGTTTACAATTTTAACATCAAATAAACGAGTGAACATTATGTTATTGTATTCTTCTGTTGCATTACCCAAAAACAATGTCCATAGCACAAATCTTCTATACCACATGTTTGCTGTGAACCACATCTTTTCACCATAACCTTGTTTTCCTTCCCCAATTCTGATATAGTGTTTCATAATCTCAGTGTCTTTAGCATGAAACTGTTTCATATCTTCCCAATAAGATATCAGTTTAACTTCAGTCTGTTGTTGACTAAATATATTTTGAACTCGAGATAAAGTTAATTCTGAATAGTTTCCATTAGGTTCCTTGTCTGTTAAAATATATACATGATATGATATATCAGTTTCATTACCAAACGATTTTTTGATTTCTTTTAGATTATGTTCAAGAATTATACTTGCAGTTCTAAATTGACCGAAAACTAATAATGCGATCTTTTTCATTTGAACAAAAGTATTATCTTTTAAATTGTATAACAATTTAAAATTCTATATTGTAATCGTTGCATATTGCATTTCCTTATTATTTATATTTGGATAACACTTTTTTAAAAATTGAGCTAATATTCGACCTGTAATTTTAGCTCCTCTATTAGATGTAAACCATTTTCGTGGTTCATAAGTATTGTAATTATCGATGATAGTTGATAGAGAGTTTATGATGTTGTTTTCATCAGTAAAGAACTCGCCTGTAACCCCGCTTATTACATTATGCCATCCTCCAAGTATATTGTAGTTAACCAAAACAGGCATGTTATAACATATTGCCTCTGCGATTATTCTTGGTGATGCATCTATTATATTTGGAACGAAAAGAAACTTGCATTTTTGCATTTCTTTTTGAAACTCTGGATAAGACAAAAACGGAAGAATTTTCACTATACCATTACATTTATCGGTAAATTCACAATTCGTTCTACCAACTAATACCCCTTTTAATTTAAACTTTCCACACATGACTTCAAGGCACTTTTTAGCAAGGTCCCAGTTTCTATTGATTGATTGCCATCCTGCTTCACATTTTTTATTATCTTCTAAACAGCAATACATAAAATCATATTCCTTTTCAGTTTGAATTTTAAAACTTTCGTTATCAGTATCTTTTAAATCTGCTTCGGTTATCAATTCCATTGGTAGTTTAGAATTCAGTAGATTATCGGGAATTTTGTCAGGTCTAAAACAATGTAGCCATGCAGTTACCATTTGAGTATAATCGTGTTTTCGTTCCATATGGAACTTGTCTTCATAGGGGTTATTAATAACCCCAGGAAAATTGAGGTAACTCGATATACCACAAAAATATAGACCTTTTGCTTTGTATTCTTCATATAGCTGTTCGTGATTAACTTCACGAAAGGGAGCTGATATCAGTATGATATTTAGAAGATTATGATTCTCGTCATATAAGTTCTTAAAGGGAAAAGTCACGACAGGAACAGTTGAAAACAGTTCAGATTTCAGTTTTTTATAGGCATAGTACACTATGATGCTTATCAGTATTAGTATTAAAACTATACTAATTATCAAGATGATTTTGTTTTTGATTGACATTTATTATATGGAGATAATTTCTGTTTGAATTTAAATTGAACAAGAAACAAATTTAATTTAACTAATAAATTTCAAGTGTATTGGAACCTGAAATTTGTCAATATGATGGTTGTAGAAAGCAATGTGTATTTGAAACTGAAAAGGAACCATTAGTTCTCCTGTTAGAACAATCATATCGGACTGACAGTTCGTATATGTTTATGATAATTCAAACGATAAATTAATTTTAAACTCTAATATAGTTTAAAATTACCATTAAAATTCAACCTTGTCAACAAAAGCAAGGTATTTGTAGGCTTGAAGTTGAGTTATGACATCTGCTTTTCAATTAGAATAGTTCCGCATTTATCGAAGTAAGTACAATAAGAATGAGTTAGAAAATAAAAGATAAATGTTATACTGAACATAAGCAACGAAATTGATAATTTTTACGAAACTGATAACAGTTTAACTTATTACAAGTATTCAATTCGAGATAATAATCATGATGATATATCAAATATATTAAATGAAACATATAATGTAATCGAATATCATTTAGAACTTGGTGATAGGTATTGGTTCATTGTTATATGGGAGCTTCAAGATCAGCCTCAGTTGTTATACATTATATAATGAAGTATGGGGTATCTTATGAACAGGCATTATATATTGTAAAAAGAGGAAGACCCGTTGTAAATCTAACTGAAAAGTTCCAAAATACATTGAAAGGAAGTATGAAAACAATACAAATTTGAATGGTAACATCATTTTTATTATTTATACAAAATCAACTCTATAAGATTGATCCGTCAAAGTGGACCAGTTTGCCTTTACTGTGTTAAATACTGTTTCTGGTGTTCCAGAACCTATAGCAGTGTTTTTAGCTTGTGTATTATCAGATGTAACCATTTTTAGGTCAACTCCTTCAACAGCCATAAATATATGTTGTTTTAATGTTGGATGGTATGCTACATATGTAACTGGAATTGGAGTACCTCCATTAACATATGGTCCACCTAATTTAAATTTAGCCCAATTATCTTTATTTGACATATCAGCAACCCTATATGCTCCATCTGGACCAGTTCCTGATGAAGTATAACTATCCCACTTTGCAGGGTCAAATATTGCTGATGCCGGGGTAGTATTTTTACATACTTTATTATCCTGAGTTACCATTTTTAAGTATGAATTATCAGACTCACGAACCATAAAAACATATTGGTTGATAGAAGGGACAAAAACAGCATCTCCATCTTGAACTGTTCTAATTCCATTTCCAGAACCGATTGCTGGTCCATACATTACATAATTTGATGCTACCATAGGTGTAGGACCAGGAGTAGATGTAGACGAAGACGAAGATTTACTTGCAACAACAGCAATAACAATAATAACAATTACAACAAGAGCAAATATTGCTCCTCCAATATAATATTTTCTATCCATTTATTATAATGGAGAAAATAAATTATAAAATAAATTATACTTTCAAGTATTATAATTTATATTGAAAACAATATAAATTCGAATTGTAACATCATCTTTATTATTTATACATAATCAACTCTATAAGATTGATCCGTCAAAGTGGACCAGTTTGCTGTGTTAAATACTTTTCTGGTGTTCCAGATCCTATAGGTGTATATTTAGCTAGTGTATTATCAGCTGTAACCATTTTTAGGTCAGTTCCATCAACAGCCATAAATACATGTTGTTTTAATGTTGGATGATATGCTACATATGTAATTGGAATTGGAGTACCGTTATTAACAGCAGAACCTGTTAATTTAAATTTAGCCCAATTATCTTATTTGACATATCAGCACCCTATATGGTCCAGTTCCTACGGTACTATAACTATCCCACTTTGCAGGTCAAATATTGCTGATGCAGGGGTAGTATTTTACATATTTTATTATCCTGAGAGATACAATTTTTAAGTATGAATTATCAGACTCACGAACCATAAAGCATATTGGTTAATAGAAGGGACAAGAACTACATCTCCATCTTGAACTGTTCTAATTGCATTTCCAACACCAATTGCTGGTCCATACATTACATAATTTGATGCTACCAGAGGTGTAGGACCCGAGTAGATGTAGACGAAGATTTAGTTGAAACAACAATTACAATTACAACAAGAGCAAATATTGCTCCTCCAATATAATATTTTTTATCCATTTATTTGTTGAGCCAATAGGACAACAGTCGAGTTCCGTTAAAGTTATATATAACAACCAATAGTTAGGTTCTTTATTAAAGTAGGCTCGACAACCACACAACAAATTCTTTGTAGAAGAATAAAGGTTACTTGCTTATAAAGATATTTTATCTACAAAAACGATATATTTATAAGCTTGAAGTTGAGTTATGACATCTGCTAAATCATCCTTTTTCTTGTTTGAATTTAAACTGCTCATGGTATCACTATCTTTTCTATCATTGAGTATCTCTATTGTTTGAACTACACTCCATTTTTTGCGAGCGGATTTATCAATCGATTTATATTTAATTTTGCCATTTTTCAGTCTTGTTTCAAGCTTGTGGGCACCTAGAATTTGAGTTTTGTAATAAGCTGGAAATTCAATTATTTGTTTAAATCTGCCGTATCGAAAAGCAAAGTAGGACCAACAATGTTGAGCAATTTTAAGAGCCATTGTATTATGTTTTTTACCAAAAGACATCTGCTTTTCAATTAGAATAGTTCCGCATTTATCGAAGTAAGAAGAATGTTCATCAAGCAAATCATTCATATTGTATAAAACTTCAGTGTCAAGGTAAGCTCCTTTTTTACAGTTTTTTGTTAAATCGTTGTTTTTAAACAATACGGTTCTACCGTTGGTCCATACCTGTTTTAATATAGTTTTAAATTCTTGAGTTGGTGTTCCGTTTACATTGTATCTGTTTTCTTTTGGTATATTTTGAATTGATAATAAGGTTTCATTATCAATTTCTTCAATGTAGAATGCAAAGTTATTTTTACCAATATCTATACTGCATATATATATGTTGTTATCTTCTTTTAATTCTTGCATCATTATTACTGTCATTTTTAATTTATAAATAAGGTTATTTAAAGCAAATGATCGAAGTTGAATTGACAAACAGTTCACAAAAGCAGATAACAGGAGTTAGTATCAAAGTACAGGAATTGAAGTTTAATCAGTCGGCTACCTTTAGAGTTGAACTGTTGAATGGGAGAAATCTAACTGATATTCAGTTTGTTGAGGTTATGGGTGAAAACTATAATCGATGGAATGGTGACGACGATTATATAGTTGATTTTATAGTGGGTCAGCTTGGTTATCTTAGGAAAGGTGAGAGAAAGGTATATAAGGATCCTATATCTGAGGATGAGTATTTGGAAATGGAAGATGAGTTGAACCAATATAAAACTGATGTTGATGAATTACGATTGAGATATAATGATGAACTTTTGAAAGGGAAAACAGTCAAGAAGAATATGGATGAAATCGTGTGTCAAAATAACCTGCTAACTGAAAAGTTGGGTGTATTAACTTTTGAGAAAAACAGTTTGAAATCACAGTTCGAAACTGTAAATTCTAAATATGAAGATATGCTTCGAACATCGGAAGATAAGAGACGACATTATGAATACCTTATTAATCGTATAGATGAACTTAATCGTATGCATGATGAATTGAAGGTTCAATTTGATGAGATAACTAGGGAAAATGGTGTATTACAGAGTTGTGTAGTTGACTTGTCTGAAAAGAATAATGAATATGAAACGATTAAACATAATTATTCTGAACTGGAAACCAATTATAATAAAACAAAGGATGAAAATAAGCGACTTGAAGTTTTAAAGGTTCAATTTCAAAACCGAGTAATTGAACTTCAAAATGAATTGGAAACCAATTATACTTTTATTGAAAATATGGAAAGTGAATTAGATACGAATAATAATACTAACACAAGTTTACAAAACCAGATTGACAATTATATTGCAAATGAAGGAAAGTTAAATAATATAATAGAAACGATGGAAAGGACAAAAACCAAAAATGTTGAAACCATATCAGAACTTAAATCATCTGTCTCTGAAATGAGAGTCAAAATATCAAAACAGATTGATTATATCGATGAATTAGAAAATGATGTTGAAACTAAAGATGAACAAATACTAAAATTAGAGGATGAAATCAAGGTGAAAACATCAGAAATCGAAAATAATAAATATGAATATGTATCGAGGGCGACTGATCATTCTATTTATGTATCGAGTTTGCAACAGGAGATATTAAGTTGTAAAATCAGTTTACAAGAAGAGAAAACTGATTTTCAGTCGCAAGTTGACCAATATGAAACCTATATTGTGAATCAAGATGAGAAAATTTCTCATAAAGAACAACATATAGGTTTATTGGAGATGGAAAATAATGAATTGAATCATATCATATCCGGTTTGAAAGAGACAATTAGAGAACTGGAAATGGATAAATCTGAATTGGAATACAATTTAGAAACAATTCAAGATGAGAATACTGATTTGGATAGCAGAATAAGTTCTCTTGAAGAAGAGTTGGAGGAAAATAAAACAAATGATATTGTTGTTTCTTTGCAATATGAAATTGAGGAGAAAAAGTTATGTGTGAGTCAATTAATCGAAGATCTAAATCGAGAGAGATTATCTTATGATGAATTAGTTGACGAAACAGAAGAGCATATACAAAATAGAGATAATCATATTGAAAATCAGTATGAAATGATATTTGAAATAGAAGGAATGATTCGAGAAAAAATGAAGAAGTTAAATGAATTAGAAATTGAACTCAATTCTAGTTTGTTATTAAATTCTGAGTTGAAATTAAAACTGGAATCTTCGAATTGTTTAAACAACGAATTAGCAAATGAAATAATGGACTTAGATAAAGAGATGAATACAATTTGTGACCAATACGATAATTTGTCGGAAGAGCATGAACGAGTTCAAAAAGAGATTGAAGAGCTAAAACAAAAAGTAGTTGAATTAGAATATGAAAATACAAGATTATCGAATGATTTAAATGAAACTGAAAATGAGTTTGAAATCATAGAAGAATCTTTACACGAATACAAAAGCAATCTGTCTGTGTTGGAGTCTGAAAAAGTCAAGTTTGTTAAAGAGAACGATACCCTATCTATTCAGAATGCTATCTTAATCGAACGAACGAATAATCTAAGTTCCGAATTAGACTGTTTATCAACACAAAAGAGAAATTTAGAAATAGAATATGAGCAATTACAAAAGGAAGTGGAAGAATTGGATAACGACAATGAATCTTTATTAAAAGTAAATAATGAATTTAATTCTGAATTGGAATTGGAAGATCTTCGAATTAAATCTTTAACAAAAGAAAATATAGAACATACAGAAAACATAAAACAGGTTCATTTTGATATTGAAAACCTAAAACAAAAAGTTGAAACTTTAGAAAAAGAAAATGAAGAATTCGAGACTGATATTCAGTCTCTTGAAGAAAATAATGAATCTCTGTTTGATTCTAATAACGAATTTCAGATAGAATTACAGGATGTTAATAAACGAATGAATTTATTACGATTTCAGTTGGGCGAGCAGACTGAAACAATTCAGTCATTAAAAGAAACAAATAGACGAATTACTATTGAGAATGAAACATTGGTTACTAAATTAGATAAATTTAAAAAACAGATTGAAAATATGATTTAATTTATTATAATAAATAATGAGTTCACTCAATGAGATAGTAGATGATACTGCCAAATTCGAAGTGATTAAATTTAGAATAACACTGGTTATTTCAATGATAATCTGTGCTATTTGTTTGGTAGTTGGAATTTACCTTATTTTTAAAAAAGATAACTATGTTTCTATTCAAGGTGTTGTTGTATCTAAAACATGCGGTAACACACCAAACCAAGTATGTATTTATGTGATTAGTTATAATGTGAACGGTATTCAATATAAAAATAGTATCGAATTAAACCAACCTTATTCAGTTGGAAATCCGGTGCAAATTGAATATGATACAACTAACCCAAATAGCATTCAGAATCCAAGATTGAAATTGATATATATTGGTTTTATAGTTATTGGTTTTGGTTTGTTTTTTCTTGGTGTTGCATATATCAATTACTACTTCGCAACAAGGAGCAAGGTATATGCAGTTGCAAGTGGAGTTAGTGATGCATCCAATTTCTTAAGAAATACACTTTAAAATTAGGTTGTTTTTATTGAAATATCGTTTGTTCTTTCAATACTGGATACTTGTGGGTTAAACCAATGAGACGAGCATCTATAAACTCGACTAATGTATCAATATCACAAACAAACTTGATATCAATCATGTAAGTATCTTTTATGTTATTGATTCCATTTTTAGCAGACTGAATATCCTTTACAATATTTAAACATATCATCATATCAGATTCTCTATCAGACCTTTCATATAGTGACAATAATTCAAATGCTTTTGATATTGTATCCTGGATGAAAGATAAACAGTTTGCTCTATTGTCTTGATTGATAAATGTTCTCGACATTGTAGTTGTTAAACTGTCTTGTTGAACATACATGTATCTGGTGTTTATTTTTTCTCCCTTTTGAATACGACCGATGAATTTGAGTCTGCTTACAATCTCTTTATTAGAATCCATTATTGATTTATTTATAGTATGCTGGTAATAATATAATTCTTTTATTTTTTTACACGAGTTAAAGAGCACATCAGTATGCATTTATTAATTATCAATTTAATTTACAATTACAATAATTGTAAATTTAATCTTTGTAGTAATAAATGGAAAATGATGATATAACCGATTTTTTACCTACATATCCAGATATAGAGCAGTCTGATTTTAGCTTGGATATATATAGGAAAAAGGAGTTTTATAATGAGAAGCTTGAACAAATTGAAGAAATTCCAAAGGTAGCAGGTCAACTACTTCGAAATCAAAAAATAATGGCTCGTTATATGTCTTCTCGAACCCCGTACGACAATATACTTATCGTCAATGAGATGGGAACCGGTAAAACATGCCTTACAATAGGAATCATAGAACAAATCAAACGAGAAAACAATGGATTTAAAAAAGCTGTTATTTTAGCCCGAGGCGAAGGTATCATTAATAACTTCAAAAACGAAATTGTATTCAGATGCACTTCAGGTCAATATATACCTGAAAATTATGATAGTATTACAGATTTGGAAGGAACTCATCGTATGAATAAACTATTAGACCAATTCTACGAATTTAAAACCTTCGTTACTTTTGCAAAAATGGTTGAGAAAACAAAGAGAGATTTTATCCTGGAATCATACAATAATAGTATTATAGTTATTGATGAGGTTCATAACTTACGGTTGCAGGATAAGGAAGAAGGTATAAATGTATATAGAAATATATGGAACTTTTTGCATATGATTAAGAACTGTAAAATCGTACTTTTGTCAGGAACTCCAATGAAAGACAGTCCTGAAGAGATTACTTCTATCATGAACCTGATAATTCCAGCAGATCAGAATCTTCCAACTGGTCAGGAGTTCATTAATTCTTATATGAATATAGACCAAAATACAGGGACCATGAAACTAAAAAAGACCATGATACCAGAACTAAAAAAAGTATTTAAAGGAAAGATATCGTATCTTCTTGCTATGAAATCTCAAATACCAATGGAATACAAAGGAACTATCATCGAAAACCAACTAAAAGAGTTCAAAGTTGAACCTGATCAAATGAGTCCTTTTCAATCAGAAGCATATACCAAGGCATATAATTTAGATGTTAATTCAGATAAAAAAGGTATATATTCAAACTCAAGACAAGCCACATTATTTGTTTTTCCTGATGGAACCTACGGAGAACCTGGTTTTAATAAATATGTTAATATCAGAAAAGACCCAAAAACAAAGAAGTTATCTTTTGGATTGAAAGACAGTTTAAAAACAATATTTCGCGGAACAGAAGAAAATAAACTGGAAACACTATATCGTTTTAGTAGTAAATATGCAATCTCTATCGGTAACATATTAGAAGCTAGGAAAGAAAACAAAAGTGTTTTCGTATATTGTGAGTTCGTCCAAGGTAGCGGTGCTATTCTTTTTGCTTCCCTTCTTGAACAATTCGGTTATACACAAGCTACCGGTAGTGAAGGAAACAACCAATTTAGTCCTCGATATGCTATAATTACAAACACAACTGCTACCTTGAGCAAAATGAAGAAAATAATTACTCGATTCAATAAGGCTGATAATGCAACTGGTAAAGTCATTAATGTTATTATTGGTTCAAAAGTTATATCGGAAGGATTTTCTCTTTTTAATGTTCAAGTTGTAAATATATTAACTCCTCATTGGAATTACTCTGAGATTTCTCAAGCTATTGCTCGCGGTTATCGTCTTGGTTCTCATAATAATCTATCACAAATGGGAATCCAACCATCATTCAGTATATATCAACGAGTATCTATTCCAAACAATGAAACACCAAGTATTGACCTTGAAATGTACAAGATATCAGAAATCAAAGATATAAACATAAAACAAATTGAAAGAGTCATTAAAGAATCAGCCTTCGATTGCCCTTTAAATTACGAAAGAAATAGGATTAGAAATCCTAGTCTGAATGGCAAACGAGAATGCGATTACATGGATTGTGATTATAAATGTGATTTTGAACCTATAATCCTAACTGAAAATGAAATCGATACTTCTACTTATCAACTTTACTATTCTCAAACTGATGATATCGTTCAACATATAAAAAATATTTACAGGATAAATTTCATGCTGTCTTTTGAATATTTAACAAATTTAGAAGAATTACAAATATGTACAGATTTTGAACTGTTAAGTAGTTTAAATTTTATGATTAATAATAATACTGAAATCATTAATAGATACGGTATCTCCTCCTACCTAAGAGAAAGTAACAATATCTACTTTCTTGTTGATAACTTAACTATAACAGGTGATGTATCCCTATCTTACTATACTAAATATCCTATTCTAAAACAGGACATAACTCAAGAGGAAATCATGGAACCTATCTACATATCCCTCATTCCAACTGTAATTAATCGTATATTCGAGTCTAAAACCGACGATGACCTACCATACTACTTTAACAAATTATCAAATGAAATCAACGAAATGGTAATTGAAAACTCAATTGTAGCAGATATAAGAGATGTAGATAAAAACAGACCACAAAGGAAGATGATTTTAAAATATTTTGAAAACTTTGTAAGGAGATTTGAAGATCAAGAAGGAAATCCGATATGGGTTTCGTGGTATCTTTTTGAAAAGGATAATATAATTCGATGTATGTTTGAATCTTCAATTGGAGAATGGTTTAATGGCGATGAAAGTATCAGAGAGATTGTTTTACAATACAAACAAACAGTCCAAACACATTTGGATAATAACCAATATGGCTTTTACGGACAAATCAACCGAGGCATGAACAAGTTCTGTATCCGTGATGTCAGAACTAAGGTTGATAAAAAACATAAACAGAAGTCAGGTCGTGTATGCAAAACCATAAAGAGGTTCGAACTAATTAACATTGCTTCCAGAATACTAAATATCGACGGAGACAATGACGGAATAAACAGAGAGACCAATAAAGCGAAACTATGGGAAAGAATACAATCAAATAGAGATTACCTATGGAAATCAATTAATAATCAAGAAATTGAACTGACACAAGACTCACCTATTGAAGAATTAAGAAGATTCATCTATTGGGGTAGTAAGAAGGTAGAAGAACTTTGTGGTGCAATTCAAAACTGGTTTGATAGAAATGGTTTACTTATAGAAGACCCTGGTTGTGGAAAACAAGGGAGGACAAAAATATAATTATCATTTATTATTTTCAAAGTAATAAATGAGCTTAAAATTAGAAAAAATATGTGCTGCTAAAATACATACAGACGAAAATGTACCTATTCCAACAAAAGCATCTAACGATAATATTAGAGCTGGTTTTTATATTGAAAAACTATGGAAACAAAATAGTGATATTACAATATCGTTTGTCGGAGACCCTTCAAGGATATCACTATCAACAACTGATCAGACCGAAGACCCACTTCAAAATCAGATTCAAAATATGAACCGAAAAGATGCGATTAAAAAGATTGTAATGGAAAGAATTCAACCTCTTGTGAATCTCAAATTTAGTTTTCTTCAAGATAACGATAAATCAGCCTTAGTTCGAATTGACTTTGACCCTAATCGAGGTTCTTGGTCTTTATTGGGAACTGATTGTATACAAAATAAGGATATTTCAACTATGAACTTTGCTTGGTTTGATGTTGGAACTGTATTACATGAATTCGGACATTTATTAGGAATGATACATGAACATCAAAATCCAAGAGGAGATAAAATACAATGGGATAAAAACAAGGTGTATAAATGGGCTGAAGATACACAAGGATGGGACAAATCACAGACTGATACTAATATTCTTAATGCATATAACATGGACCATATTAATGGTTCAGATTTTGACCCCTTATCTGTTATGTTGTATTTCTTCCCATCAAAATTAACAGTAAATAATAAAGGAACGAACCAGAACCTTAGATATTCAGGTATCGATGTCCTTTGGATTCATAAAACATATCCGAGAGTTGATGGACCATCTCCAGAGATATACTATCAATCAACATATAATCAATCTCTTCAATCCTCTATTTTAAAAAGTCAAGAGTTAGCAAAAGCAGGATCGGGATCAACTCAATCTTCAACTGGTTTATTTTTCAAATTTTTATTATTTGTAATTATTTGCAGTTTGATTTATCTATTAGTTACCAAAGTATTTCTCAATAAGAAAAAAAGGAGATAACCTGAGATCGATAACGGTTTTAAAGAATCTTTCTATTAATGAAAATGATACAAAACCATGTCGATGAACTCAATAATATCAGAGCTGAAATTATCAGAAATAATATGAGAAATAAGATTCTTAGGAAAAGAGTAATTGAACTTGAAGCTCATATTTTAGCATACTTGAAAGAAAAGGAACAGACCGGGGTTAAATATAAAGGAAAAGCAATTATTGTAGAAACACAGGAGAAATTTAAGCAGAATCGAAAGCATAAGGAAGAACTTGGAATTGACTATTTTAGACAACTGGGAGTTAATGATGCTGAAAAAGCATATCGAAAATTGCTTGAAGTTCAAAAAGGAGAATCAGTTGAAAAGCAAACCTTAAAAATTAAGAACTTGGATAAGAAGTAAAGAGCGAGAATTATGTAGACTTATTATTCATGATTGAATAACAAGTTAAAATTGGTTCATTCTGTTGTAGTGATTATTTGAACATAAATGTCTTCTATATAACAACTTATGATTCGTATAGAAATCACACAATTTACAGTTGAACCTGAACTTGATAACAACAAGTGTTTCACCCTTTGGTTTCAAATTGTAATATTTAATAAGTTGTTTCTCTCTGTTAATATTATAGTGTTTTTGAAAACGAAGCATTTATACTATTTTGTGTTAAAAGGAAATTGTAAACTCATTTTAACTAACATGCCATAAAAAGAACTTCCTTAATGACTTTATTATGATAAAGTGAAATCAAACTGATATCAAGGTTTAAAATCTTATTTTTCTCTACACTCAAATTAGATTCGTCATGGTATCCTTTTAAAAGTAACAGATTCGTATAAGGTATAAATTCAGATTGTTCTGCACTATGGTAATCATTAGCATACTGTAAAACATCAGCTAATATAGTTTGTTTTGTTACATCCATCGATATTGTTTTTCCAGTTGAGAGTCGGATAAAGATTTGCATTATTTTTAAATTAGCAAGTTAACTTTATACTAATAAATGAGATATACTATTTTGATAATTAGTATTATTGTTATTTCAGTCATATTATTGATTGGGACTACAGTATGGTTAAATACTGTTTCATATAACTTTGGTCCCAGTGATACAACAGGGAAGTTAAAAAACCAGGTGAAATCAGAGCTGTACAATTCAACTATAAAGAAAGTTACGAAAGATACTGTAGTTCAAATGTATCAATTAGCAAGAGATTTTCATGATGTAGCAGAGAAAAATGGATTATTTTATTGGATAATAGGTGGAACTCTTATTGGAGCAATAAGACATCAAGGAATTATTCCTTGGGATGATGATATTGATATTGGTATAAGGGATAAAGATATCGATATTTTATTAAAATTGAAACCTCAGTTTGAAGCATTAGATTACGAGATTGTAGAATTTCCATTATTTGGATACAAAATATTCCCCAAGAATGGACAAGAGCATGAGGGTGATTCCTTTAAATTTCCTTGGATAGATATATTTGTCTATAAAGAAAGTTCTAAATCAGACGATGATGTAGGGGGAAATGAAGATAATAAATTTTTTATTCTGGCTCATCCAGAAGCAAGGAAACTATGGCCTAAAGAATTTTTCACCATTGAGAGCATTATCAAGAGGCAATTATATACCATTGGAAATATGAATTTATGGGGTCCGTCGAAGGCTATTCCATTTCTAAATAGAGTATACAAAGACTGGAACATTAAAGGTTATTATGCTGGATTACATGATTCTCCATGTGAACCGCAAATTTGGGAATTATCAGATGAAGATTTTGAACCTGCAAAACCGGCTTCTTTATCATTATCTAGAATTTAAGATTTTGAACTATATTCCAGTTTAAAAAATCTATTATATACGATGTTTTGAGACTAAAAACTAAAGATTTATAATTCCAATTTAACTTTATACTAATAAATGAAACTCTGTTTAGTTATCGGTTTAGCAATCATCACCATCATTATTATTATACTCATATTATCGATTATGAAACAAACTGAACCTTACAAATACAATAATGAATCACCAAAATTGATTCATCTTATATATATACCATGGGATAAAAACCAGAAACTTAAAGACGATTATTTAGACTTTGACAAGAAATCATATGAACAACTCAAACGAAATAACCCTGAATACAATATCAAATTATGGATATTACCTGATATCCAAGAATTTGTTAGGAACTTTTATCCTGAATACTACGATATTATATTCAATCTACCACGACCTACAATGATAGTTGACTTCCTTAGACTGTTGGTTGTATATCATTATGGTGGTATATATTGGCAATACGGTAGTATATCCAATGCGAGTTCAATTAATATGTTTCAACCTTCTCCAAACAAGAAAGTTAAGTTATTTACAGAAGCAGTCTTATCTCAAGAATATGCAGATAAAATGAAAGATGAACCCATAAGACAGGGTGAACCAGAAGAAATTACAAGAGTATGTAATCAAGTGTTTTCTGCAGTTCCAAAGCATCCTTATATATTTATCTTATTCACGACAGCAATCGAAAACTCAAAAAAATATCAAATCAAGAAAGATTATGATATATTATATATCGGTGCAAATGCAATGATGAGTTCAGTTTACGACAAGATTGGAAAATTAAGAGATGATGTTGAACTCATTAATCATAAAACAACAAAAAAGATAATAGATATAAGTTCAAAAGGAAGTTGGAGAACGGATAGTTAACAGTCTTATTTTTTTGAATCTTTAATCAATCTGATAAGTTCTTCTTTCTTCAATTTTGAATATCCTTTAAGACCCATCTCTCTTGCAACATTTTTAAGTTGAACCACTGTAGAGGGTTTAATAGTAGGAGATTGCTTTTTCGTTTTAATAATTAATTCAATTAAAAGTTTTTTGTTCAGCTTCAAATAACCCTTTATGTTCATATTTTTTGCAATCATCCGGAGTTCGGTTAACTTTAAAATATTCAAGTTTTGAGATTGCTTTACTGGTGTTTTGACTCTTGACATTTGAACACAACTCTCTCTCAATGGATTATAGTATTTAAACTCATCTTTAAAGCCAATCGATTTGAAAAAATTAGACATTCTCTCAGTGTGAGCATCACCTGCATATACGATAATGTTATTACTTTCTACTGGTTGAAATTCACCTTGTGATTTATGTTTTTTCAAATTGTGACATTTGAAAATTCTTGCTAAGAAGTATACATCGACTAATAACGAATTCAGTTTAAGAAATATAAAATCAAATCTTTTTATGTCATCTTCGTTGAAAGCAGTATTCTTTTCAATTGAACTAATTAGTTTTTTAATTGCATCAATAAATATAACATTGGGGTTTTTGACTCTGAAATAAAGGTCATTACTTATCGTATCATATGAAGCCTTTTTTAACCATGTTTCTATTTCTGTTTTTTTGTAGCTTGATTCAAGTTGCTTTTTTAATGATTTGTTCTTATAGAATATATCCAAGAGGTTTATATCATTGTCTTTTATCAATATCTTGAGAGAGTTGAGTATAGAGGGACATTCAAAATTGACTCTTCTCAATACTTCCAATATTTCATCAGGAGTTCTGAACAGTTGCGATCCAAGTTGAAAAATGCTTCGAATTAAACTGAGAGCAATATCTTCAGTATAGATTTTTTTAGCATCAAGATCTATATCCCATGTTGAACGAATATCGATATTATGTAATCTGATTAATTCGCAGTTTGGAACCATTCTTGTTTCCGGTTGGATACAGTCTTTCATCTTTTTGTGAATCCTTGAAAACATATAAGTAGTATGATCATGTTTCTTGGCATTTTGGTAGTATTTGTAAGAATCAGAAAAAGTGTGTCCGGTAAACATTCTGCCTACTATATTCATAAAAATTAGCCTTGATGCTATACTGTTTTTGATTCTACTTTTTACCATTGGGAATTCAACATACACATCTATAAAGGCTGGTGTCTCTCTCGATAGTCGATAGATATACTCATCGAATTCAATATATGTATTTGATTTGCATTGACCTGTTGTTTTCTTGTGGTATTCGCCGAATAGATGTATAGTTTTCTCTGGTTTCCCTTTGATATTTAACTTGAACTTACGAATTCCAATAGGTCCCTCGATAAATTCAGCATTATATGGATGTGATGGAAAATCAATTAATGATAGATTATTAATCAAACGATTTTGAACTGGATTTGATCTTGATTTTATAAAGTTTAATTTTTGAACTGAAAATTCCTTTAAATACATCGCATTATATGTTTCTTGAAATAGTTGCACCTTTTCAGTTTCTCTCTCAGTCAGCATTTACAATAAGTAAATATAAATAATCAAGTATAAAGTTATTGTACCATCAGGTACTAATTTTAAATTGGATAACAATTTAAAATTATAGTTTGCAATCAATCCACGAAATTTAACTTAGGACTAAAGATATCTTTTAACTCATTCAATACCTTCTCTCGATTCCTCATCCTAAACAAAAACTGACATCGCACAAAATCAGCCTTAAATCCAACTATATTTTTAAAGGCAACATTACACATTTGATCCAAAGGAATAACAAGGTTCTTAAGATAATACATATAATCCAACTTGATAATATCACCGTGTTTCTTGATATATTCAACATCTTCTAACTTATCATATAACTTACCTTTTTGATTATTTGGATAAGCAACGACATACTCCAATCTCGTCCCAGCTTGAACTATCATACCTCGATTTTTCATTCTTAAAGCAAGCTGAACTTGAGCAGGTAAAGAAGCAATATAATAGTCTTCATCATTATCAACATTCTTTTTTCTCAATTGCTCTTCCTTCTCTTTCGGTTTCTTACTCAACGGTGTTACCTTATAATCACCAACCTGAATCTTAAGTGATTTCTTCCCTGTTTTCTCATTCTTGGTTTCCACCATAAACGATTCTGGGTCTTCCGCAATCTCAGTTATATTACCAGAGTTTCCAACCGATTTAGTCACAATAAAATCTTCAATCGGTTTCGAATGAGAAAGCAACCCATTTATCTCCTGAATAATATAGTATAAAATATCCTGACAATTTATACCATCCGCAATCTTCGATATTACAGTCTCGTATACATCACGAACAAACTTTGAGTTATCTCTTCTTGCAAGCAATACTCCTTTCTTACCAATTTTATTATTGATATTTCCAATAGCATCACAAGCTCGATACATATATCTCTTTTTTGTCAATATGAAAAAGAAGCTGTAAATCGCTTCCTCGAAATCAATTCGAACTGGAGGCGGAAATTGCATACTAATCTCGTCGGCTACTTTCAATGCATAAGCCCATGTCTCCTGAGCTGTTGTCAAATGAGGAAAACAAACATAGTTACTATCCGTATCTCCATACACCAACTTACCACCATGAATTTCCTGAATATCTTTTGATACCTTCTGAATGTTGGTTCGTCCCATGTATGTAATACACATAGCACCAGGCATCAAAGGTAGATATCCTCTCTTTACACCAAGAGCACCGTACATACTATTAGCTGATACCTTCAAAGCAAGCTGTCTTTTATCAAGCACATTACACAAAGTTGCGAGTACCTGACTGCTTCCAAACTCATTATCCTCTTTCATTTCACCATCCTTGATCGCCTTGATTTTATCATTGTATTTATTAATTTCTTTCCGTGTATTTTTTCTGGCATCTAACAAGTTCTGAATAATCGTTGGTAAAACACCTTTTGGTTCCTTCAGAAAACGATACTTTCGTTTCTCGCACATAGGGTGCTTCGATATTGTCTTTTTTATATCAGACCGTTCTTTCTTGTAAGGCTTAAGTTCTTCCATCTTCAGCTTAATTTCATCCGCTATTTCTTGTCTTCTCAACTTATCAATTCTGCTATCTCTCATTGTACGAAGAGATTTAATGTCATCCTCCTTCTTTTTGATATAGTTGTTCAGAGTATTTACACGAATAACTTTCTCATCATGTTCACAACCAATATGGTCCTCCCATTCCATCACATTACACTTCCTGTTCGGAATACTATCATCCGTAACCCAAGTTGAGTAATCGATATTATATCCAATAATGATAGAAGGATACAGAGAGCAAAAATCAAGTGGAACTACCATATTATATGACCCTGGAACAGGGTCAAAAACATAAGCACCAACATATCGTTCATTATCCTTTGATTCATACCCGTTGCTTTCGACAACAATGTTTTGACTCAAACAATATCTGTATATTTGAGAGAAGACCTTGATTTGTTGCCCTTGAGTATAAAGGGTAAATATAGGAACATTACAGATACTCGCCATCTCTGTTAATCCATACCATACTTGAAGTTTACCAATGAGAGATACGACAAGTGCACTATCTTTCACACAATACTTTCCAACGATACCCATTGCTTTCTGAGATTGTACCGGGTAACTTCCATCAGCTTTCCTTTTCACACCAATCTTGTAACATTTGAAAATACCTTTGACAGATAAAGGATCTTTTGTTTGACCAATAAAGTATTCTGAAATTGTTTTCAGTTTATAATTATTGAATTTGTAATCTCGTTTGACAATAGGAAGTAAATCAACATACAAACGACCTTCTGCATCTAAAAACTCAAACTCCTGATTCTTGTATGCTGAAGAAGACCAACTGATTTTCCGTTTCTTAGCCATATTGGTTTTATGAAATCCTTGCTTTGCAAAGATATCAGGGACCATACATGGGGAATTTGCTCGGTCAATCATATACGGTATATCGAAACCGAAGATATTATATCCGCATATTATATTTGGATTTTCAGTTCGAATCAACTCCGTGAAAGAAGTCAACACATCGGCTTCTGTATTACAGTTTATAATATTCACATCTTCGCCAACTATCGACTGATCAGGTTGCCCAAGCGAAATCAAATAGGAAGTGTAATTGCTTTCATTATAATCTCCTTCAGTTGTAAATACACATGAAATTTGGAATATCTTATCGCCCAAGTTAACCGATTTAGGCATAGCATTATTGTTGCTTGAATAAACCTCAATATCAAAGCCCATAATCTTAGGCTTAGGAGCAACTGGATTTTCAAATGGACCGATACGATTTTGACTTACGATATATTCATTTTTACACAATGTAATTTTGTTTTCTTCCGTTTGTTTCTTCCCTGCAAATGTAACCCAACCAGCTGTTGATATATTTTTATTACATACAAATTGCAATATCGGATTAGCTTGGTCTTCATGAACTTTCAATATGAGACGACCAATACCAGATACAATCAAAGGTTTTCGAAGCAAGTAAACAAGCGACTTTATATGTTCCTTATTCGCAAAATAACAGAGTAAGAATGGAAACAACTTAGGTTGACCATTCTTATCAAAGTTAGCTCGATACAGTTTCTTTTTCAATACATACTGAGCATCAAGTGTTTCTTTCTGCCTCCCAAGAAGATCATCAATCTTCTTTCGAATAAGGCAAACCATGCCTTCAGTTACATCAGGAGGCAACTCAATATAACAATAAGGATAAAAATCATCTACACGAACACAGACATTTTCATTCCTTTCATTTAGTCCATAAACACGAATGCATGTGCATTCAGTTTCATCTTCATCAATAAACCAACTATACGGGAAAAATTTAGACTTTTGCATAACTCTATTTTAAAGTCCAATTTCATTTTTTAATTCATTTTAAAGAAGTAAAAAAATGATTTCATTATATTAGGATATATGTATATCCTAGTCTTAATTCTTCTTCTGTAAAGTGATTATCATCTTGGTGGTCTTTATTTTCTTTAACAATTACAGTTATTTTCCGTTTCATAAAACAACAGCAGTATAACTTTAACATATCAAAAATTCTCATTTATATAATACTAAACTTTCTTATATTTCCAAATTGCAAATCAGTTTGATTTGTAATTAAATTAAGACGACTTAACTTCTTCAGTATAGAGCTATATTGAATTCAAGGTTAAAATGTCTCCTCAATTCCATGAGTTATTATAGTCTGATATGTCTCCAATGCTGTAATTAATGTTCCTTTACTTTGAAACTCATTCATTCCTTTTGTATGGAGCAGTTTAATAGTTAGCCCATAATCATCACATACATAAGAACTATAACTTTCAACTTGTTCTACCCTTTGAATTTTTTTATTAAGAGGAAGATAATTAGACGGCTGATATGAATGAGTCGGTATCTTGTGATTTTCGGTAAGTTCTCTTGTCTGTAAAGAAATCCATTTTACACCTCGAAGCTTAAATGGAAAATGAACGGGATTTGCATCCATGGGAAGTATAACAGTAAGATATCTGCATTTGTTATTAAGCATACAATAGAATTTGACCATATACAAGCTAAATTTAGATTGTATATCCCTGATTTTATATAAAGTTGGATGATTGAAATAGTCATCAAAGTAATCTAAAATAGCATCTGCTTCTACACCTTCGTCAATGATCGAACCATAATTTGCCATCAGTTTTTTATTATATTTGTTATTTATAAATGGATTCAAAACTATATAAGCTCGGATTCCTCGATAAAGAAGTAATCATGAGGAGAGAACTTCAATTCCCTCTTGAAAATCAACTTGTTTGTAACAACTGCAAAACTGAAAGAGCGAAAACTGTATGTAATAAATACACATTGTATCCAGCAATTAACAGACATGTTGATTATGGTGAATATAAATGTCCTACGACAATAAGATATATATTTTAAATATCATATTATTACTCTTTCTTACTTTCAGCCACTTTTGAAATTGCTTTTGCATACTTATCAGTAAGATATACAAAGCTATCTACCCATTTCCAAAGGACAACCTTATCATCATCATCTAATACACCAGACCTCCATAGTTTTTTAAAGTGACTGATTTTCTCCCTTTTATTACCGTTTAAGTCAAATAGGTTGTTTTCAAGGAAGAACTGCTCATCCCGATTCTTAATCATCGTCTTCATCATTTTATTATCCTTATTTAACTGATAGTTAAAATTGTTCATTACATCTCTGATTGGAATCTGGTTTGATAAAAACAAACGAATTACAACTAAATCTCCTTCTGACGGAAACTGATTAATTAACTCGTCGAAAAAGCTAATAAGTTGGTTTTTAAAATCAATTAGTATATCTTCTGTAGTTGACATTATTTACTGTTTTTTAATTATCGCTTTAAATAAACTATTATTATATCTATTAAAATTGCAATTCGTATTGAATTGCAGTTTAAAATACCTGCTATTATCTCCGTCTATCTCCATATTATCTCCGTCTATCCAATTAATAGGGTCGAGCATCGTAAGGTCTTTCAACTTCATATTCCATTTCTTCTTCCAAATCTTCTTGATACTGTTCTACAAATTTATCCGATACATATTTATAACAAGCTGGACCGCATCTGTATAACAACTCTCTAAAATCACAACGATAACCATTCTCAACAAGATACCGCAAACATTCCAATGAATAACATGAGTGCAAATAAGTTACCTCATCCCACAGAAACCCATTTTCATGTAGAAATACCAATGCATCAAGATTGTCACTTTCACAAGCAATATAAGAAAATTTTGCATCTTTTTCCATTGTTTCGTGTATCAGTTCGAAAAGATATTCTAAACAATCCATATTTTTGTTCCTTATAGCAGACTTGAAACATTTCCTAAATATCGACTCATCAGGATTTACCTTTTGAATACAATACTCAAGGCAGTTTTTGTTGCCAACAGAAGCTTCTATGCAATGTTGACTTGATATAGGAAGACCATGTCGACCATAAAAATCAATCATGCATATATTCCCTTGTTGAGCAAACAACAAAGAAGCACCCTCCTTATTCCCATCACCAGTATAATGAACGATGTCGAAAATATCCCACCAATCTGGATTCATCTTGCTGTGTTCTCTTTTTAGATTCTCGTATGTGTCATCATTCTCTATTGCACTCATTGCAAACTCGAGTAGACTATCACACGGAAACCTTACCATAAAAAATGCCGATATGTTGTACACAGCAATGAAGTCGTCTAAAGTCGAAATCATATTGTTCTCTCGAATAAACCTAGAAGGAATTGTAATTGTATCTTCTAAAGTACCACAATCCAACAGGTTATCGAAAAATATCGAGTCTCTTTGCCAATAAGGGATATCAGAGACTCGAATAGTCATCATCATAGTCATATTTACTTCTGTATTTTCACTTGACATATTCCTAATTTTTTTTAGGGATTATCTTAAAAATCAATTTTTCAGGTTCGATTCCCCGTGTTATCTCAATTCAGAATTAAGTAATATAACTTATAGTTTGAATTCGAAAGGAATTAGATATCTTTAAATAGCAATAAAAAAATAATTTATTTCGTATATATAAATGAATACTACTGCAATAATTGAATGGGCTGTAAAAAATGAAAATATGGCACTCGTTAGTGTTATACAGCAAGCTGTATCACTGTTACTATCACTATTGATTTTCATAAAGTCATATGATTTTCAAGCTTGTTTGAAAAGTGTTAGAGACCAAAGAGAAGTTAAACGAAGAGAAAAGGAAAAAGCTAAACTTCTTAAGTTCCAAGGAATGCTCGAACTTGCAAGGGCAAATCAGTCGATAGACCTCTCTAAAATTGCTCTATATGAAGATAATGACTCTTCAGAACAAAAGGAAGAAAAAGAAGAACCTGTTCTCAAAATTGCTAAAAAGAAAAAGAGAGTAAATCTTGATTCTTCAGTTTAAATATAAATTGTATTTGGTTATTATTCATCAAACTGAATAACAACTTAATTTCGTTACTTATTATCATTATTTATTATCATTTGCTTTTAACAAACTGTTAACGGCTGAAGTCAGCTTCGTTATCATCTTCTGTTGTTTACCAATCAACTGTTCTGCCTTATACAACCTCTCTTGCATTGTTTCCATCATGCTCGAACCACAAGAATCAGAATCATCAAATTCTATTTTGTTATCTGGTTTATGAGGTATAGTTGACAACTTTGAATCAAGATCATTACACCTTAAAACCAACGAGTTTACTTTTTCAATCAAATCTAACATCTGATCCCTAAATCTATTCTCAAAATTTTCATTATCATTATTACCTTCATTTTCACTTTGAGAAAGTTGTTTTACATTCTCTCTAAATGATTCCAAATCAGATGTCAATAGATTTACCTTTTCCAATAAACTGTTTAACAATTCAAATTCTTCATGTTTATGTTCAAGTGTTCCTTGATTCTGACAATCTTTTAATGAATGTAATTCAACTCCTAATATATTTATCTTCTCAATCAAACTGGATATCAATTCAAGTTCTTCGGATTTCTGCTCTTTAGAACTTTTAGTTACAGATTCTTTAATCATCTCTAAATCACTTGCCAACAAATTGACTTTCTCCAATAATTCTAACATCTCTTGACGAAAACACTGCTCAAAATTACTATTTAGTTCTCGTAAGCTATCATCTTGTTTAACCTTCATACTATCAATATCGGTAGATATCAAATTCACTCTATTTAACAAACCAGAAAACAGGTCAATTTCTGTTTTTGTTGAAATCTTGAAATTTTCAAGCTCATTTGATAAAGAATCGACTCTTCCAACCAAATCCACAATCTCTTGTCGAAATGATTTTTCAAAAATCATTAGCATTTCAATCTTCTCATCGTTCTCAAGTGTTTTGCCATATCTTTCTCGTAGATTTTCAATATCATCACACTTCGTTATTAGAAAATTCACCTTATCAACCAAACTGACCATTTGCTCATGAAGAGGACTACTAACATCATCTCCCTTCATTTCTAACTGAGGAATTAAATGCGAATTTTCAAGTTCATGACACCTCGATATCAATATATTTACCTTATCTACTAAATCACATATCTGATTATTAAAACGAGACTGAAAATCATTTATTATACTCTCAATTTCATTTGATTTTTGTCTTTCATTTTCAATCTTTGATTCAACATCATTTATTACATTTGTGTACATTTCATCTACACGACCTTTACACTCCTCTGTCAACCTTGGATTCAGTTCTTCTAACTTTAATCCAACATCGCTCAAAATTCGGTTATACATCTCATTCACATAATCTTTTAATCTTCCATTCATTTCAAACTCACTATTACTATTATTATTAGAAACTTCATTCACACGAGAAACACATTCATCGGTTAAAGTGTTTCTCAAGTTATTTTCAAAATAATCCAAACTATTTTGTGTTAAACTATTTAACAATCTGTTTTCGATCAAATCTAATCTCTCCTGAATTGAACTCAATTCAGATTTCTTTTCACCTCCAACAGATTCACTAACCGTAAAATCAGTCGATAACTTCTCACCTACTTGTTTCGCAAACTCCTCCATATTCAGAAGTCGATTATTAACCTGTTGTATTCCCCTTGTATTCAAAGCAATAAACTGTTCATATCGCAATCCAATACTATCACCCTCTTTTACATATGATGCCCAATTAGGACAAAACAAATTTTCACATTCTTGTGCTATATAACCAGTATGAACTCGATTCGAAGTTCCATTTTTCATCTTAAATGACTTTGGTTTCAATTGCATGATAACGGACAAAGCATCTCCTATCGGTTCGATGTCCTTCTTTTTATTAAAGTCTGAAGTCGCAACTGTACCATTTGAAGTATATAAAATATTAGTCCATATTTTCCCATAACGATAACTATCAGAAAACCCTATATTAAAAGTATCATGTGATTTTGGTATAAGATTACCAGTAGCTGGAAAAAATCCTTCTGGTAAACTAGAGTTATGACCTCCTGATATTGAAAAGCTCATTTATTATAGATAAACATAATTTAAAACTATTTAAAGAGTTATTATTTGTCGAAAACAACAAACATTGAATTTTAAATTGGTATACCAATTTAAAATTAGACTACATTCGACTCGTACTAACAAATCGAAGAAATGACACTAGGGAACTAAATAAGGATGGCTGAGTCCATCATATCATCAGCCGTTGAACTTTACTATATTTTTGACTCAATTAAACTGTCTTTTATAAACTCTAATAGTTTTTGTTTATTTAAACTCGAGTATCGTTTCAATTTATTATTTCTGCATATTTCTATCAATTTGACTTTGCTCAAATTGTCAAGATTAGATTCCTTCTTTGATTCAACATTATTTGTTTCTTCAACCTTTGATTCAACCTTTGATTCAACCTTTGATTCAACCTTTGATTCATCAGATGATTCAATTCCGATATTTTTAATTAGAGATAATATAAGTTCGGGAGGAACACATTCTCCGATAACTTCTCTTATAAATTTATCACTACAGAGTTTCGGTATGTTCCAATCTGAAGGTAAGCCGGTTAATATCATTAATTCATATATTGTTAAAGCTCGTGCATCGCTATATAAACCGTTTCCTAATGGTCTGCCTGGATGTACATTATTTTGGGATGATATACTACCATTAGCCATGGTTATGGTTGGAGCTGGTTTATCCCAAGATATTCTTTTGTATGTTGCTTTATATCCATGTATTTTTCTCCCATCTTTCGATGGATAATGAACTGGATTATCAAAAGCACTTTTTCCTG